ATGACGGAGACGCAGCCTAACATCAACCCAGCAGGACGGTACACCATCGCCAAGACCTGCGAGATTCTGCAGATCAACCGCACCACCCTGCACCGCCACACCAAGAAAGGTCACATCAAGGTTTACTACCGCAAGAGTACGAACCGACCATTCTACAAGGGGCTGGACATTTTGAAATTTTGGCAGATTGCCATATAACATAAGTTTAACGTTTAAATAGAAGAAATTATGGGATTATTTAGTAACAAAGAGGAAGAAGAGAAGAACGAGTTCGGATTCATCGGAGCTTCAGAGTGGATGAATGAACAGGCGAAGACAGCAAAAGCCTTCAACGAGGAGGACGATAAGATGGCTGGACAGAACAAGCCAAAGCAGGCTCGCCTCTTCATAGCCATCGAAGACAACGGCAAGACAGACAGCGTAGCGATGGCTATCAAGACGAACGCCACGAGACTTTTAACCAGAGCACTCTATAAGATAGGACAGAAGGACGAGACATTCGCCAAGTTCCTCAAGCTCGCAGCAGCAAAGCTCGGTTTCATGGAGAAATTGGAGCATGACAATGAGATGACAGCAAGCTCGAAAGAATTAATGAAACACTTAATAGAAATCATTTAATACAGCAACATGAGAATAGAATTCAAAGCCATCACCATTAAGAACTTCAAGGGAGTTCTTGGCGAGAGAACAATCAACTTCAACCCAACGCTCACCCAGATCATGGGAGCGAACCACGCAGGCAAGACAACCATCGTGGATGCAGTACGCTGGGTATTGTTCGACAAGAACAGCGAAGGAATGCAGGTCTTCGGCATTGACCCGAAAGACGAGAACGGACAGGTTATCCACCACCTCGACAATACCGTAGTGCTGGAATTGACAGCAGACGGAAAAGACTACAAGCTCGAAAAGGTAAGAACAGAGACCTGGACGAAGCCACGCAAGCAGGAGGAGGCAGTGATGAAGGGACACACCACCAAGTTCTTTGTCAACGAAGACAAGTACACCGCAAAGGACTATGCGGCATTCATTGACAGCCTCTGCAAGGAGGAGCTTTTCAAGATGCTGACAATGCCTTCATACTTCCCGAACCTTCCAGCTGAGAGCCAGCGCAAGCTGCTGATTAAAATGGTCGGCAACACCAGCGACGAAGATATCGCAGGCGACAACGAGGACTTCAAGGCATTACTTACGACCCTGGCAGGTACGGACATTCAGAAGTATCGAGAGCAGCTCCGATACAAGATTTCCGAGCTGAAGAAGGAAATCGAGCAAATACCAAGCCGCATCAACGAGAACACCGAGGAGCTGAAGAAGCTGGAGAAAGACAAGCCGAACTTCGAGCTGACAAGAAAGAGAGTCAAGGAAATCGAGAAGGGCATCGAGAACATCGACAAGGAGCTCACGGACTTAAGCCGTACCGTAGATTCTGACTTCAACGAGCGCACAAAGGAGCGCACCGAAATAAACAAGCTCAAGCAGCGCATGCAGGATATCATACAGAGCTACCAGGATAAGAACACGGCAGAAGAGCGCAAGCACAAGAAAGCCATCGACGATGCAAAATACGAGCTCGAGGTGACAGACAGATCCATCCGCAACGCCAAGGCTGCGGTCGAGGATGCGGAAGCGCAGCTCAACAAGATAGCCATCGCAAGCGAAGACTTCAAGAACCGCTGGAATAAGCTCGACCAGACGACATTCTCCTGGGACGACAACCAGGAGGTCTGCCCTACCTGCCACCAACGCCTTCCACAGGAAGACATAGACCGCATGAAGGCAGAGATGGAGGGTAACTTCAACGACAACAAGAGCAAGCAGTTCGATGCAATGTACGAAGAGGCAGCCCGAATAAAGAAGCGCAAAGCTGACGCAGAGGCAACCATCAAGACCGCCAAGGACAACCAGGTAAAGCTGGATCAGCAGCGCACGGAGCAGGAAGAAGCCTTAAAGAAGGCGCAGGAAGCTCAGCCGAACCTCGTCTATCACACGGACGATGAGGAATACCAGCAGCTGCAGATGGACGTGAACACAAGAACAGCAGCCCTTGAAGCAAGAACCGCTGAAGAGACAAGCGATACCAGAGTGCAGAAGGAAGCCAACCTCAAACAGCGCAAGGCTGAGCAGAACCGACTCCGAGACGAGCTCAGAGATGAGCTGGCGAAAGAGCAGCGCATCACCGACAAGCAGAACCGCATCAAGGAGCTGGAGGACAGACAGAAGAACTTGAACCAGCAGCTAACAAACCTGGAGAAGCAGGACTACACAGCCGAGCAGTTCACCATCGCCAAGATTACAGACCTGCAGACAAAGGTCAACAAGCTCTTCACGAACGTTCAATTCCAGATGTTCGAGCCATTCATTACAACAGAGGGAATCAAGACGACATGCGAATGCACCATGCACGGCACGCCTTACAGAGACCTCTCGACCAGCGAGAAGATAAACGCAGGAATCGACATCATCAACGCAGCCTGCCGATTCAACGACATCTACGCACCTTTGCTCATTGACAACGCAGAGAGCATCACGGACATCTTGCCGACAAGAAGCCAGCAGATTCTCCTCATTGTTTCACGAGACAAGGAGCTAACGATAATTCAGTAACAATTTTAAAACGAAAGTGATTATGACACAAACATCTCAACAGGGAGGACAGCAGCCGCAGACGCAGCTCACCTCACAGAACGCAACCGCTTTAAAGCGCATGCAGGAAGAGACAACGCAACAGATTATGGAAAGAGTAACAGGCTGGCAAGAGACAGGCGAGGTCGTCCTGCCAAAGGGCTACCACGTAGGCAACGCCATCAAACTAGCCTGGCTTTACCTCCAGACGGTAGAGAACCTGCAGCACCAGAAGGCAATCGACTACTGCACAAAGGACAGCATTTGCAACGCCCTCTTGAACATGGTCATCAACGGAGAATACCCACAGAAGCATTGCTACTTCATCATGTACGGCAACCGCCTCGAATGGCAGGAGCGATACCTGGGTAAGCTCATGCGAGCAAAGCGAGACACAGAAATCGGGAAGGTCAACGCCCAGGTCATCTACGAAGGAGACGAGTTCGTCTACACCATCGACGAGAACGGAGAGAAGCAGCTGGTCAAGCATGTACCGAACCTTGCAAACATCGACAACACCAAGATTCTCGCAGCCTACGCAGTGGTCATTAACAAGGACGGCACACGCCACATCGAGGTGATGACAAGAACGCAGATCCAGAAGGCATGGGAACAGGGAGCCATGAAGGGCAAGAGCGGAGCACATACAAACTTCACCGACCAGATGTGCATGAAGACCGTCATCCAGCGAGCCTGCAAGATTGCCCTCGACAGCACCGCTGACCCAGGCGATGACGACGACGACCCAAACCACTACGACGAAGCGACAGCAGAGCGACAGGCTGCGCAAGGCAGACAGGCTATCGATGCAGAAGCGGTGGAGGTCAAGGATGAACAGGTAGCCGCACCAGCTCCGAAGGGACTCGAAGCTAATGCAAGCTACATCGACATGAGCAATACACAGCAGCCAGCAGCAGAACCTGCTCCTGCTGCCAACGCAAACGCAGGGACAGGAGCCAGCAGAGCCTGCCCATTGCCATAAACATAGGAGGGAAGAGCAATGAAGATGACAATCCTCGGAAGCAGCAGCAAGGGAAACTGCTACGTCTTGCAGAACGACAGCGAAGCCCTGATCATCGAGGCAGGCATGAGCCTCGCAGAGGTCAAGAAGGCACTCGGATGGGACATCGCAAAGGTGAAAGTTTGCATAATCTCACACCAGCACAACGACCACGCAGGACACGCAGCCGAATACGAGAAGGCAGGAATACCGCTGCTGGCTCTCCCCTCCGTTATTGAAGCCAAGAACCTGGAAGCAACCACAACCACCGCCATCAAGGATGGGTGCGGTTACATTTACGGAGGCTTTAGGATTCTGCCATTCGAGGTGAAGCACGACGTACCATGCGTAGGATACCTCATCGAGCACCAGGAGACAGGACGCATCCTGTTCTTCACGGACACCTACGCAATGCCTTACGATTTCCCGAACATCACCCACTTCATGGCAGAAGCGAACTACAGCGACGAGATTCTCGACCACAACGTCCTCGAAGGCTACATACCAGCAGCACTCCGAAGAAGAGTTATCACCAGCCACATGTGCATCGACAACACCATCGGAATCTTGAAGCGACACGACCTCACCAAGACGAAGGACATCCTCCTAATCCACCTTTCAGATGGAAACAGCAACGAGAAGGAGTTCATCACCAAGGTGCGGAGAGCTACAGGTAAGACAACGAGAGCTGCCAGCCCAGGAATGGAGCTGGACTTCGATAAAGGATTTATTGACATTTAAATTTTACAACATGGCAGAAGAAAAAGAAGAAAAAATCAAAATCGTAGAGCCAGGACGAGAGAACGACAAGCTCACGAAAATGGCAGAAGGCGTCTACAAGACTATCGACGACTACAGCGAGAAGAACGAGCTGCACTGCTTAGTTCTCATGGCAGACAAGACAGGAGGCGCATCCTTCATCATCGGAGACGAAAAGATGATAGCCAAAGAGTTCAAGGAGCTCACAGGATATCACGAAGCATTCAAAAAAGTTTTAAACTTGATAAAGAAGTAACAACATGGAAAAAGAAGTAATTCAAGTAGAGATCCCAGCAGGCAAGAAAGCCGCATGGGTGGACGGTTTCCTCAAGCTCGTAGATGCAGAAGAGGAACAGAAGAAGGACGAACGTCCTATCACGGAGAGAGTGAAGACATTCGAGGATGCCTGCAAGGAACTGGGCGAAGACCACAAGCTGGTACAGCAGTACAGAGCTATAGAAGGAACGCCACTGATGGATAGCATTGATGTTGTAGCATACTTCAAGCTGCGCATCATTACTGCGGCACTCAACGAGGGATGGGTACCACAATTCACAGAAGATGAAGAAAGATGGTACCCTTACTTGGTACTTTGGTTTAAAGGAGAGCTTGAAAACAAGAGCGACGAGTGGAAAGACGAAAGAAACCTACAAGTCCCTGTTGTTGTTGGTAGTGCGGACTCCGGCTCCGATGTCGGTGTTTCGGCTCTGGACTCGATCAACGTTGTGTCGAATTCGTCCGCGAACCTCGGGTCTGCCCTCGTCTTCCGAAAAAGCGAAATCGCCCGCTTTGCGGGTCAACAATTCACAGAATTATGGGCTAATTATTACACAGGAAAGGAGGTTACATCATGGAGAAATATCTAGGACTTGAATACGAAGACCTTGCAGAGCGAGAGCAATACATCAAGGACAACGCAGACAGCATCGAGAACATGGGCTACAGCAAGCCTATTCCAAGCGATCAGATAGAGAAATTGAAGGAGACCCTGGCAGATGCCAGCATCAAGAAGCTGGAGCAGGAAGAGCTGAAGAAGGCAGCCGTACAGATGTACAACGAGGAAATCAAGGGCTACAAGATAACCATCAAGGACGCAGCAGACAAGCTCAAGAGCAAATCGACCTACGTGAAGGAGCCATGCTACAAGCTCGTCGACCAACAGACAAGACAGGTCGGCTACTACAACAAGGAAGGAATGCTGGTTTATCAGCGAGCCGCACGACATGACGAGCTACAACCTCGCCTCTTCAAGCTGCCACAGCAGAAGACAGGCACAGATGACAAGTAACATAAGTTTCACTTAAAAAGAATTTCAAAATGACAAAAGAAGAGCAAAACGCAGCAACCAAGGCTGCAATCGAGAGAATCCAGGAGATGAACGAAAGAAATGGAGGATACTGCATCCGATTCGGAGATGCCCTCCCACTCAAGGAGCCAAAGGCAGTCAGCATCAGCGGAACCATCGACACACCAGCACGCTGGGTAGAGAAGCGCAAAGACGACATCGTGTCGGCTGACGCACACGTTCTCGTAGACAGAGACCACATGACCATCACGCTGAACACCGACGAGAACAGCGCATACAGCGACAAGATTGTCGGCACGCTTACCCTTTCCACGGAGATGCAGGAGTTCGGCATTAACACAGGAGAGTACATGAGCTGCTTCGACATGGCAGACCGCATCAAGCAGCTCCGCACTTACTTCGAGACACAGCAGGAAGCCATGAAGCTGGTAACAGAACTCCGCAACTTCAAGGCTAAGATTGACAAGGAGCTGGAGTTGAACGACGACAAGCGAGGCAACCAGATGATTTTTAAGGCGCAGACTGTAGAAAGCAACCTGCCAAAGAGCTTCAAAGTCAACATGCCAATCTTCAAGGGTACCGGTAAGCGCACATTTGAGGTCGAGGTGGAGATTAACCCGAACGACCTCTCCTGCACCTTGGTCAGCCCAGATGCACACGACATCGTAGTTCAGGAGCGAGACAGCCAGATAGACGCAGTACTTGCACAGATTGCAGAGGCTGCACCGAACATAGTGATTATCGAGCAATAACAACAACCACCGAGGGAGCCGCCACAGAGCGACTCCCGAAAGTGATTACAACAAAATCAGAAACATGAGCAGGAATACAGACAAGAGTTCTATCGTCATCAACACAAAAGACGCAGAGAACATGCTGCAGGACTTCACCAAGGAAGAGGCTGGGGAGATTTTCATGGCTTTGCTCGCCTACGCCAACAGAGGCGAAGAGTTCAAAACCGACGACAGGTCGATGCGTACCCTGTTCAGAACGCTACAAGCCAACATCGACAGGAACAACGAGAAGTACGAAGAGAAATGCGAGCGCAACAGACAGATTGCCATGGAGCGAGAAAAGAAGAGAAAGGAGGCACGAGAAAAGGACAAAAAAGAAGAGCACGAACGTACACGAACGTGCACGAACGTGAACGAGCGTGAACGAACGTCACCTATAGGGATAGAGATAGGGAATGAGATAGAGATAGGGATAGGGATAGAGAATGAGATAAACAATAAAGAGTTTAATAATATTAAAGAGGCTAAAGCCTCTACGTCAGAAACAAGTTCTGACGCTGCAGCAGAGCCGCAGGCACAGGCGAAGAACGAGGAAAATCAAGCCAAGAAACAAGACAAGATAGACTTCGAGAAGGTGCGCCAGCAGTTCAACAGACTCATGCAAGACAAGGCAATCCCGAAGCTCAAAGGCAAAATCGCAGGACAGCGCAAGGCATTCTTTGAAGCACGAGTTCGAGAATACGGCATTACGTCTGCATACCGAGTGATGATTAAGGCAGCAGAGAGCGGATTCCTCAACGGAGGAGGAAGAAACGGATGGCTCGCCAATTTCGAGTGGATATACAGACCAAACAATTTTCCGAAGGTGCTCGACGGCTACTACGACAATCCGCAGCCACAGGTACCAACGGCAACAGCAACAATAGGAGGTTACAACAATGGGACAGAAACACCAGCCGCAAGCGGTCGGACAATTAATCGCAACGAACAGAGGGCGACAGAACAGCGTGAGCGCATCCAGGGCTACGCAGGTGTCGCAAGCAAATGGAGGCAGATTGCTGACAGCGACGCTGCAACGATGGGAAACGAGGGATAGCCTCCTTCAGACCTTCCACATCGATAAGCAAATGGAGCTGACGAACATACCCGAGAGGTGCTTTTTTCAGAACGCACCGACGCTCTGGACGGTCAACCTAGCATACGGATTCGGGACAGCGCAGGAATGGCTGGCATACCAGATAACCGACCTTTCCGAATTCAGCGGAGCCAAGGACAAAATCACGGACAGACAGCTCGACCAGATCATACAGCTCATAACCGACGATTACGGATTTTTGAACATGGCAGAGATAATGCTTTTCTGCCGCAGATTCAAGAAAGGCAGCTACGACAAGTTCTACGGAAGCGTTGACCCCATCGCAATCATGCAAGGGCTGAACGTGTTCTGCAGGGAGCGCAACGAGGCATACGCCAAGAGAGACCGCAAGCTGCAGGAGATTAAAGATTGGGACGACAGATGGAATCCGAACAACATGACTCACGAGGAGGCAATCATCATCAATCAGATGCAAGCCGAATACGCAATGAATACAAAAGAGCAGGACATGCTCACAGAACAGAAATACAAACAGATTTAACAAGAAACAGAAATGGCAAGTTACAAGAATTTAGAGCGAATCCACGAGATCGCAGAGAGCCTCCCAAAGCTGGAGGACGCAAGAAAGTTATTAGCGGATTTTGGCAACGAGGTGGAAGTCATCGTACACAAGCCGAAAAAGGAGGAGCCAGGGCGCACCGTACAAGGAACGAGCATCATCCTGCCGAAGGACGTGAAAATGAACATTTTGAATGTTCTCAATTTGGAAATTAACAAGCAGAAGGAGGAGCTGAAAGGACTATGATGAAAATTTGGAACCCAGTGGAGGCATACCGTAAGGCAAGCCAGCACAACAAGAACGAACAGATCCGCCACGAGGCGAAGAGCAAGATTTGCATCGGTGACTACACCGACAGCAAGGGTGTGACATACACGGCATTGATGATTGACGGAATCCCCGTCCAGCGCATTACAGCAGACAACATCGTCGAGAGCGAGCTGCTGCTGGACAGCGTCCGTAAGGAGTACTTCAACAAGCGAGCAATCGCAGGATAGAAAGGAGGCGAGCGTGAATAATCAACAATTTTTCGAGAAGGTCGCCCAGATGCGCAAGCATCAAAAGACCTTCTTTCAAGCAAGACCAAGCTCGCAGGAACGTAAAGACGCTCTCATAGCGAGCAAACGATTGGAGACGGAAATAGACCAGGAGATAGCGAGAGTGCAGGCAATCCTTGCCAAGAAAGACATCTTCCTGGTTCAGTACAAGGACGTGGACGGAAGCATCGCAAGCAGCCTGGTAGAAGGCTTCGACATGGAGACCCAATACCGCCAGGGCTACATTGTCGCCAACATCACCAAGAGAACCGTAACATACAACGGCAAGGATTGGGAGGCGATGACGCTAAAGCCAGGAAGCAGCATGCCAACCACCATGCAGGCGAAAGGAGGTGCAGCATGAGCAAGGCAGAGCAATACGTCCAGAAGCTGAAGGAATGCCAGCAGATGGATACAGAGGGAGGACACTGCGAGGCAGACAGAGTTCTTCTGGACATCATCCGAAACGAGCTCGGAGAAGAGTACAAACAAGTAATTGAAGAATACGAAGAGGTACCGAAATGGTACGCATAACCCATAAAACAAGAATAACATGGCAAAAACAAAAATGAAGAATCCGCAAGAGATTATCAGCACCAAGAGACTCCGCAACACAGCAGCCAACGTTACAACAAAGGACGGGGAGGCTTTCGTATGCGTGACGAAGACAATGGACGAAAAGGTAGGGCTTTCATGGAAGGGAACGAAGCAAGACTTGCTCAACCTCCTCTTCACAGCCTGCCGCAACGACAAGCAGATGGCAGCACTCATCTGCAGAGCCGCAAAAGACCACATCGACTACTGCAAGGGCACGCACCAGGACTGGGTCAACTTGACAGCAGACATCGTTCAGCTCGATCAAGAGCTTGACACCAACCAGCATCAGGAAGGAGGTAACGCATGAACGAAGAAGAGCACAGAGAAAAAATGATTGACCGCCAATGGGGACTTCTTGCTGCAATCGCCCAGGGCTACTGCCAGAACCCAGAGTTTGCATGCACAGCCTACCAGCCATTGGCAGACATGATTGTCCGAACAGCGAATGCGGTCAAAGAGAGAATCCTGCATGATCCCCGAATCAAAGCAACAGAAGCTATCAAGATAGGCGACGTCATCGAAAGCAAAACGAAGATGATAACCGTAGAAAATATTCGCCATTTCAATCATGGTACGAATGTTTTCGATGGAAACACCATCGATGAGCCGAAGGAATACTGCTGCATTAATGCTCTGGAGGTTGAATACATCAACGGAAAGAAGGTGCCATGATTGAACCAAAGAAGATACGAAAGGGCGATGTTGTGGCAACCAAGCACCAGAGCATCATCGTAGAGAGAATAGAAGGCGAAAACCTCGCCTTCTATGGCAAGATTTGCAACAAATTCGGATGCCCAAGTGGAAAGACAAGCATCCACCGACACATCTACGCCTCCGTGATTTACAGAGTTACACGAGGAGCGAAAGTCATAATGAAACAAAACGATTAAGAAAATGAAAAAAATCATGTTCAACGACAAATACGGTCTGACAAAGGCAGTATTAGAAGGGCGCAAGACGCAGACAAGAAGAATCGGCTACCAGGGAACGTTCAAGCGTTACTGCGCCTGCGGTTTCTGCCTTGAAGGAGCGGACAGAGGCAAGCTCTTCATCAATGACGGCAACGAGGTGGTAGCCAAATCCAAGTTCAAGCTAAGCGAAGAGGTGGCGATTGCCCAGAGATACATAGACCTGGCACAGAACGATGAGTTCTACCGCCTTTGCGGAATTCACGGAATGCCGCTGGAGTGCATAGGAGGCGAAAAAGGATGCTACAACAAAATGTTTGTTAGGGCAGACCTCATGCCGCACCGCATCCGCATAACGAACATTCGTGTTGAACGTTTGCAGGACATCAGCGAAGAAGACTGCCTGGCAGAAGGCATCCAGGACATCGTGGGCAAAACGTACCCAGGCACGCATTTTTATTGCATCACGAAAGCAGACACCTGCTACGTTACACCAAGAGAGCCATACGCCAAGCTCATCGACAAGATATCGGGAAAAGGCACATGGGACAGAAATCCACTCGTTTTTGTTTACGAGTTCGAACTTATCAAATAGCAGAGCCATGGAGGAAAGAAAATACAAGCTCCGGCAAGCCGCAAGCGGAATGCAGGACACCCAGGGCAGCACCTGGATCAACGCCTGGAACAGATACGGAGCAGCATCCCTGTCCGAGGTACCAGGAAGAAAATAAATTTAAAACACTTAACAAAGCTAGAAATTATGGGAAAGAACAAAAAGAGCAACAGATGGAACAGCCAGCCTCGCAAACAGGAGAATCCGCTGGCACAGCAGCAGAAAATGGTATCACCGAAAGCGGTGCGTGATTATTGGGCGAACAACCTCACGCCAGACGAACAGAAATTGTTCAACACCCCGATAGCGGTGGCACAGCAGGCAGGAGTCATGCAGCGACTCGGATATCTTACAGCCGCATTCCTTCACATTCACAGCGTACAGAGCCTCCTGTTCGGAGAGATGCAGAACATCGTCGAGGATTGGGGATTGCTCATCAAGGGAGTGCAGCCCGTCATCAATTCCCTGCTTAACAGCGAGGACAAATTCTTCAACGTCATGCACGACCTGGTGAAGAACCAGAGCACAGGCATCAAGGAGACCTACACCCAGGACGTGGACGCATTGTTCGACAGAATCACCCGATGGGAAGGAATCCCAAAGGTCTGGAAGCCTGGAGACGAACAGAAGCTGGAAGGCAGAGCGAGAATGGATGACATCATCGGCAGCTTGAAGCAGGGAGTCTTGAAGCTGAAGGAGCAGGACATGGATCCAGAACCAAAGGAGGATGCGAGAATCTTCTACGCCATCGCAGAGATGAACGAGGATGAGACAAGCACCATCATCGAGCAGGACATCGCCAACAAGGGAATGGCTGCAATCAAAGCCAGGAACCTCGCAAAGAAGAACCCCGACAAGATGTACGTCCTTTTCGAGCAGCGCATGCAGGTTCAAGAGACATGCCACATGACACCATTCAAGGCAGTACAGAAGCCAGCCGACCAAGACGAGGTGGTGAACGTAAAGATTGAACCAATGAAAAAAGGCAAGAAGCCGAAGGAGTAACATGAGCAACATAGACGAATTCATAAAATGGCTGGAACAGCCGCACAAGCAAGAATGGAGACCGAAGGTAGTACACCTTCAAGCCGTCACGAACAGGAAGACAGGCAAGGTCTGCGATATTGCCGTGTCACACGACGTTCCTCCAATGAGAGAAAGAAAATGGAAATTCCAAGGCATGTACCCAGAGAGCGAATACAGCTACGAGCGCATGCAAACAGACATCAGACACATAACAACGCCAATGAGTGGAACAGGACATAGACTGCAGAGTACGCCATGCGCACATTGCGGTCACGCTTACGAGAGTATAAACACTTGGGTCTGCGGCAAGACAGGGAAGCCGATATTCAACGGCAACCCTCCATGCGATGACCTCACGGACAAAAGACAGGAGCTGAAATGGAAGAAAGAAGAGACAAAGAGTACATAATCGAGGTGACAGCTGACAAGGAACAGCAACAACAGGCTATCCTCCGTATTGCAATAGCAACAGGCATCGAAACCGAACAAATCGAAAATTGCATAGCCAAGCTGGAGAGCTACCGAATCCTAACGGAAGAGCGCAGTATTTACGTGGATACCAGAGGACGCATTCAAGAAGATATCCGAGATTACTACTGCCCAGAGAAGCTGGAGGATAAAGGATACTACTACTGCACAACCGACATCGAGCAGGAGATCCTGGAGGAGAAGCTACAGAATAAGCTCCGTCGCTTCCATGCCAGCAGGAAGCATCTGCCAAGAACGGCTCCAAAGGCAAAGCCATGGAGCTGGAACCGAATAAGGAGCCGCCCGAACACCAAGCACGGCTACCATTAGCCGATACCTCCACCACCTCCTCCGAAATGAGGGGGAGGGTTTGGGAGGGGGTGCGTGTACCCACATACACGCAAGCAGGCGCACACCCACATGCACGCACACACACAAGCGCACACGAATAGGGCGACGCAGGCAGCACACAACGAACGGAATACAAACAAACAGAAACAAAGGAGAAAAGACAAATGACGAACATGGACGTATTGCTGATTTTAGGCACCGTCGCATTCTTGGCGATGTACGCAGCATGGATGTGGGACGAGGTGAAGAAAGCAACACCAAACCCATACGATAGCGAAGAGAGCCAAAATAAGGGCGCACAAGCGCACGAAATGACCTCGGACGAGGAAATACCAAGCAACGAAACAAAAACGCAGCAGGAGGCAGGAAAATGAGCCACAAGGAACAAATTATCATCGGAATTGACCCAGACGTCGATAGAAACGGCATCGCAATGCTCGACATGAGCACCCACAGCCTACAGGTTCAGATGCTCGCTTTCCCGAACCTCCTCGACTTCATCAAGGAGAAATACTGCCAATTCGCAGAAATTGACAAATGGGACTTCAAGGTCATCATCGAGGCTGGATGGATGAACCGAGGAAACTACCACATTCAAAGATGGCAGGGAAAGCAGGGCATCGCCAGCCTGGGCGTCGACCAAGGACGCAACGAACAGGTCAGCAGAACCATCGGGCAAATGATGGAGCATTGGGGCATCCCCTACGAGTTCAAGAGACCGCTCCCTAAGTGCTGGCACGGCAAAGACCGCAAGATCACCAAAGAGGAGCTGGAGGAAATAACTTTACAGAAGCTGGGCAGGCTCAACCAGGAGGGGCGAGATGCCGCCCTGCTCGCCTGGGACTACGCTGGGCTGCCAATGCGCATCACGAGCGCAACCCTCCGAGGGCAGCCTTCACCGAAAAACCCCATTTTTTCACGGAAATAGGCACAAATTGTGTTAATTTTCTCCCGAAAGTGATTACATTATAACCACTTTTTCTTAAATTTGCGGCATGAGACAGAAGCAAGACAATACAAAGGACGTCCGAGAGGAGCAGGAGCACCTCTCGGATTTCATGGGTGATATCGGCAACTTTGACCTCCCAGACCTCGACCTCAACCTTGTGGACTTCCTGCCATCGGACGAGACGGAGGAGACAAGGTACACCCTGCCAAAGGTGGTACCGATGAAGGAGGACTTCGTGATGTACGACAATGCCCAGAAGATGGCGAAGGAGCTGCGCCTGGGATTCGGGGAACGCTTCGATGCATTCGTGAGCGGTTCCTTCATATTCGGAGACTTCATCGAGGCATACCTAACGACCCAGCAAGCCTGCGCTAAGAAAATGACAATAAGCACGCTTTCGCTTAGCCAGAACAACGTGGACAGCCTACACACCCTCATGGACAAGGGCTACATCGAGGAATTGAACCTCATCATTAGCGTTTATTTTTGGGGCAACGAGCGAAGAAGCTTGGTTCCGTACATTTACAAGCAGCTGGACATTGGCGACCGATTCCAATTAGCGGTGGCAGGCGTTCACACCAAGACCGTACACTTCGAGACCCTGGGAGGGCGCAAGATTATCATGCACGGCTCTGCGAACCTCCGAAGCTCTGGAAACATCGAGCAGTTCACCATGGAGGAGAACCCAGAGCTGTACGATTTCTACGATGACCACTTCAGCAGGATCCTCGACAAATACGCCACCATCCGCAAGCCGATACGCAACAGCAAGGCGTGGGTCTGTTCACACGCATGACATTCGATAAAAGTTAAATTTCAAAAACAAAGGAGAACGAGCCATGAGTAGTAGCGGTTCAGAACACAAGAGCGGAGGCAGCGTCCTCCACGGCAGCACCAAGGCATCTGGGCGAGCAAATAGCGTCCTGCCATTCTCCGCATTCAGCGGTGGTGCCGCACCATTTTAACAACAATTCCAGACAGGAGAGGCGAGCCTTGAAGAAGGGCTCGCCTTCACTGCTTAAACCAACGAAAGACAAAAAGCATGGACACGACAACAGCAGATATTCAGAGAAGGGACATGGACATCACCCAGCTCCACCCGAACCAAGGACAGGTGGAAGGGCTGCCTAAGAACCCACGATTCATACGAGACCCGAAATTCAAGAAGCTGGTGAAGAGCATCCAGGACGACCCCGAGATGCTGGAGCTTCGAGAGCTTATCGTTTATGACACACAGGATGAGCGAGGATTCGTCATCATTGGCGGTAACATGAGATACGAAGCCCTGCGCAAGCTGAAATACAAGACAGCCGTCTGCAAGATTCTCCCCCACGACTTCCCGATGGATAAGATGCGACGCATCGTCCTAAAGGATAACTCCAGCTTTGGAGAGACGAACTTCGACGACCTCATCAACGATTGGAAGCCAGAGGAGATAGATGCAGCTGCCATCGACGTACCAGACATTCCCGACCCAGAGGAGGAAGAGGAAGCGAAGGACGATGGCTACGATGTGGCTGGCAATACGCCAAAGAAGGCAACCAGCAGGACAGGCGACATCTACCAGCTCGGAATGCACCGCCTCATTTGTGGAGACAGCACGAAGCAGGAATTCCTCGATGCCCTCATGGACGGAGAACAGGCAGACCTGCTGGTAACTGACCCACCATACAACGTGGACTACCAGGCGAAGGGAAAGATGAAAATTGCCAATGACCACATGGCTGACGAGAACTTCGTGGCTTTTCTCACGGACACCCTGCAGAATGCCAACGACAGCATGAAGCCAGGCGCAGCCTTCTACATCTGGCATGCGGACAGCCAGGGCTTCAACTTCCGAACAGCCGTGAAGAACATCGGATGGGAGACACGCCAATGCCTCATCTGGAACAAAAACAGCCTCGTCCTCGGTCGCCAGGACTATCAATGGAAGCACGAACCCTGCCTCTACGGATGGAAGGAAGGAGCTGCCCACTACTTCACCAACAAGCGAAACCTCACCACGGTGCTCGAGCAGAAGCTGGACATCGAGAGCATGAGCAAGGCAGAAATGAAGGACTTGCTCCAGCAGATATTCGGAGGCGACATACCGACAAGCGTAATAGACTGCGACAAACCGAAGAAAAACCCTGATCATCCAACCATGAAGCCTGTACCGCTGATTGGCAAGCTCATCAGCAACAGCAGCAGGGTAAAGGATATCGTCCTCGACATATTCGGAGGAAGCGGAACCACCCTCATCGCAGCAGAACAGCTGGGCAGGTGCTGCCGAATGGTGGAGTTCGAGCCGATATACGTGGACGTCATCATCAAGCGATGGGAAGAGCTCACCCAGCAGAAGGCTGTCCGCATCGGCAACATTCTGGAGGATAAGCAGCGAGAGGCAAGCACCCTGCTGCCTGCCCAGGAACCTGCCGCCACCAAGCAGACCAAAAAATCGAAGAAGAAGGAGGAATAAAACATGCCAAGAGGAAAAGAGACAATGACGGAAAGCCAGCTCGCCAACATCGAGAGCCACAAATGGCAGAAGGGACAGAGCGGTAATCCAAAGGGCAAGCCCAAGGACAGGGTCAAGGCACTCTTGAAGCAGGTGCTCCCAAAGAGCAAGCTGAAGAAGAGCGAAGGACTCACCCAGGACGAAATCAACACAATCGAGAGAAGCATCCTCGCCATGGAGCTGTCGGACTTGCAGGTATTGGCGAAGGCAGACGAAACGCCAGCCTACGCAAAGACGCTGGCAATGGCTGCCATCATCGACATGAAGAACGGCAAGACAACCACCGTGGACAGACTCATGGACAGGCAATACGGCAAACCGCAGCAGAAGGTGGACATCACCACCAACGGCAAACAGATCCAGCAGGGGACACCGCTCACCAGGGAGGAGCAAATCGCATATTTGAAGAAGCTGGAGGAGGAGTACTAGCATGATGCACGACACCGAACTGCAAAAGATGTGGGTACTGCAGAACCCCCTCAACTTCACTCGGTACTTCTTCAAGGAGAACGGAGGCAAGCGGTTTATTGTCGGACACCACCACAAGAGAGTATGCGATGCGCTGGATAAGGTGCTGAAGGGCGAATGCAACAAGCTCATCATCAACATCGCACCACGATACGGCAAGACCGAGCTGGCGGTTAAGAACTTCATCGCCATGGGACTCGCAATCAATCCAGCCTCCAATTTCATACACCTCTCCTACTCCAGCGACCTGGCAGTGGACAACTCCATCGCCATAAAGGACATCGTTAACAGCGAAGCATACCAGGCGATGTTTGAAACGAGGGTCAAGTACGGCAGCGACACCAAGGCGCAATGGGACACAGAGCAAGGAGGAGGCGTCTATGCAACCTCCACGCTCGGACAGATAACAGGTTTCGGAGCTGGAGAGGTGGACAGAGTGGACGAAAACGGAAACACGCTCCCCTACCGATTCGCAGGTGCCATCATCATCGATGACCCTATCAAGCCAGAGGATGCGCTGAGCGACGTGGTGCGTGAGCGAGTGAACCGACGATTCGAGACCACCATCCGAAACCGAGTCAACAGCCGAAACACGCCAATCATCATCATCATGCAGCGACTCCATGAGCACGACCTTTGCGGCTACCTCCAGGAGATAGAGCCTGACGATTGGACGGTCGTGAGCCTGCCATGCGTCACCATTGACGAGGACGGACACCGCCAGCCGCTCTGGGAATTCAAGCATACCCTGGAGGAGCTGGAGAAGATACGCCTCGCAAACTCCTTCGTTTACGAGACGCAGTACATGCAGAACCCGACACCAATCGAAGGTCTCATGTATTCCCATTTCAAGACCTACGACACCATGCCGATAGAGGCACACCTGCCAAGACGCAAGTGTTACATCGATACAGCGGACACAGGAGCCGACTGGCTCTGCGCCATTTGCTACGAGGAATACGAGAGCGGATGCTACGTGACGGATATCGTATTCACCAACAAGAGCATGGAGTACACCGAACCAGCCGTAGCAAGAATGCTGGTGCGCAACCAGACGCAGGAGGTCGTGGTCGAGAGCAACAACGGAGGTCGAGGATTCAGAAGGAACGTGGAGAAGCTGGTGCGAACCCTTGGCAATTGGGACATGGTCTTCATTGACCTGGCACAGACCGCCAACAAGCAGACACGAATCTTCACTAACAGCTCGAAGGTTCAGAACATGGTCTTCTACCCAGAAGGATGGGAAGACCGCTGGACGCATTACGCCAACGCCATGAAGTCATACCGTAAGGAGGGAGGAAACGAGCATGACGATGCGCCCGACTGCACCACAGGCATCGTGGAGCGTTTCGGATTGTTCACCTCGGCAGAGATTACGGATGAGGAAGAAGAGGAAATCGAGGACGAAGTTTATTAATTTAAAAACATAGGAGACAAAGCAATGCCAGACATTAGAGAAATTATCGATAGAGAGAACAGACAGCCAGGAGCGATCATCGAGGACTTGCGACAGAAGAACATCGAAGTCATCCCATGGAAGCTGCTCGAAAAGGAGTACAACCCCAAGCTGCACCCTGTTTACACAGACAAGAACTACAGAGACAAGACACGCAGAGGCAAGACCGAGCGCATGACAAGAGTGACATACAACATTCAGAAGCTGGCGGTGAAGCGCATGAAGGAGCTGATGTTCACAATCCCCGTCAACCGCAAATACACCACTGCGGATGACGACGAGAAGAAGGCAGCAGCCATCATGGAGGCGATTTTTCAGAAGAACAGAATAAACGCCTTAAACCTTAAACGTTCGCACAAGCTCTTTGCAAGCTGCGAGATGGTCACCATTTGGTACGCCCAGCTGCAGGACACCACATACGCAGGCTACCCAAGCAAGCTGAAACTGCGCTGCCGCACGTTCTCGCCATTGGACGGAGACATCTTGTACCCACTATTCGACGAATACGACGACATGATAGCACTCAGCGTCCAATACACCAGGAAGAAAGGAAACGACACCGTAACCTACTTCGATACCTACACCGATGAGTTCCACTTCCGCTGGATCAACATGAACAGCAACGGATGGAAGGAAGACATCGTACCAGAGCCTATCAATATCAAAAAGATAGCAGGCATCTACATACACCGAGACCTCCCGATCTGGGAAGACCAGAGCGACAACGGCTACGAGCTGGAATGGACGGAGAGCAGAGCTGGCAACTACCTCCGCAAGAACAGCCGACCGACATGGGTCATCTATTCGGACAGCCAGAAGGTGACCGCTCCTAAGAACAAAAAGCAGGAGCCAACCGACGACAACGCAGGGCGCAACGTCCTCCGATACGGCAAGGGAGACAAGGCAGGGTACGCAACCTGGAGCCAGGCTACCGATGCACAGAAGCTATTCACGGAAGAGCTGAGACGCAATATCCACACCAGCCTCCAGCTGCCAGACATGAGCATGGAGCAGATGAAAGCCACCCCGATGAGCGGAGAGGCACGCAAGATGCTCTTCATCGATTGCCAGATGAAGGTCACGGACGAGAGCGGAGATTGGCTGGAGTTCTTCGACAGAGAGGTCAACGTGGTACGAGCTTTCTGCAAGATCATGTACCCAGAGCTGGCGCAGGCATTCGACACATTGACCGTCACCAACGAGATTACAGCCTTCCAAATCGATGACCGCAGCCAGGAAATCAAGGACATGAGCGACGCAACAGGAGGAAAACCAATCGTGTCACGAAGAACCGCCATCCGCAGGCTTAAAATGGTACCAGAAGAGGAGGTCGAGGAGGAAGAGAAGAGAATCGAACAGGAGGAGGCAATGGCAAACGATGCCTTCACCAACGAACCAACCATGTAAAGGATTAGAATATGCCAAAGAAGTTCACCATAGGCACATACGACAAGAAGCACAAGGAGAACCTCGCAAAGAGAGCCAGGAAGGTGCAGCAGCTATACGATGCAGCCGTCAAGCGCATCGCACAGGCAGCTGCGCCCTCGCTCTTTGATGCCGACCCAAAGAAAGAGTTCCACTTCGAGGACTTCCCTGCCTTGAAGAAGGAGATGGAGGCACTCATGCAAGACCTCGGAAGCAGCCTCCAAGCCAACATCGAGGACGGAGACCAGGAAAGCTGGACGCTCTCCAACACCAAGAACGACGCAATGGTGGACTCCATCATCGGCAAGAAGAAGCTCCCAGCGAAGACCGTCAAGGCATGGAAGCACCCACACCTGGAGGCACTCAACGCATTCATCGCACGCAAGGAAGCAGGAATGAATCTCAGCCGCAGGGTCTGGAATCTCACCCAGCAGTTCAAGAGCGAAATGGAGCTCGCCCTGGAATTGGGCATGGGCGAAGGAAAGAGTGCTGCCGCTCTGAGCCGAGATATCAGAAAATACCTTGCCGAGCCAAACAAGCTATTCAGAAGGGTGCGAGACAAGAGCGGAGCTTTGCGCCTCTCCAAGGCTGCTGCCGCATACCATCCAGGGCAGGGAGTTTATCGCTCCAGCTACAAGAACGCCCTCCGAATGACAGCGACCGAGAACAATATCGCCTACCGCACAGCCGACCACAACAGATGGCAGGCTCTCCCTTTCGTTATCGGCATCGAGATCCATATCAGCAACAACCACCCGACAGAGGACATCTGCGACCTATTCGACGACAAACGCTTTCCAAAGGACTTCAAGTTCACAGGATGGCATCCATGGTGCAGATGTTATGCCGTTTCCGTCCTTGCCAGCCAGGAGGAGATGGACGCATACACCACCGCACTCATGAACGGAGAGGACGTAAGCAATTGGAAGTTCACTGGGCAGGTAGAGAAAATGCCAAATGAATTCAACAAGTGGATGAAGGACAACCAGGCAAGAATCGAGAACGCCACCTCCATGCCCTACTTCATCAAGGACAACTTCAAGGACGGAGACCCTGCCAAGGGACTGCGATGGGAAGGCATGGAAAAATCCAACAAGAAGGATGGTGCAATTGCAGCGACACCTAAGAGTAAGCCAGCGGACGAATGGAAGGGAATCAGCAAGAACGACAGGGAGCTATTGGAACTCGTACAGACAGAAGGCTGGACGGAACAGAACCAAGACCACTATCGTGACTTGCTCGACAAGGCATACGATGCCGAGATGAAGAAAGCTAACCTCAAGCCAACGAAGCTACGCACCAAGGCTGAGGAAGATGCCGTAGATAGTTTCAGACAATGGGGATTTGAAGAACTGAACGAAGCCCTGCGTGCAGGAAAGCCACTCAACGCTAAACAAAGAGAGGTGCAAGAGCAGATTGATAAGATTATGAGCCGAACCACACTGAAGAAGGACATTGTCGTTTATCGAGGAACAAAGGATGCTCCAATAGATATCAATCCAGCATACTCCAGCACGACAACACGAATCACCATCGCAGAGCACTTCTCGTCCGAGATGTACGGCTCGAAGCACCTGTACGCATACCGCATACCGAAGGGTACGCACTGCCTCGTTATCGGAGGTGCAGAAGACGAAATTGTTCTTCCAAGAGGTTTTAATCTCGGACAATGCAAAATAGGAGCACGAAAACAGAACACCATCGTCAAGCCAACGCCAATAGATATCGCAGCCAAGCGACATGCAGCGAGAACCAGCGAACAGATAGCAGATATCAAGGACGCATGGAGAGAAAGAAGACTCGATGCATACGACAACCGCTGCGACAAGATGATAAATGAAATCATGGGAGAAGAAAAGAGAGCATATCCTGCACTCGCAAAGAGACAAGCTGCCATAAGAACAGCAATAGGACAAGATGCGCCAATAAAAAAGGTAAACGCCTTATTTAACAAATTCAAACAAGGTTTTAATATTCAAAAATCGTGGAACAAACGCAAAACGACATACAGAAAGAGTTCATTTGCGTTAAAATACGAGAGAAATGCCAAAGCATGGCACGAGAAAGAGCCTTACAAGTTCAAGTCAACAGAAAGCAGGACAATAGATGGCAAAAATTACCAATGCGATATTTATTGCACACCAGGTGGCACAGAGATAATCGTTCCAAAGAACTTACCTGCAAACTACCATCTTGATTTCAGAGAAATAGCCAGGGTTCTCGAAAGCCTGCCTGTCGAACTGAAAGCGCAGGCAGAAAAAATACAATTGTTAAATGACTATTATTCATCGGATGCATACTTCCAAAAGATTTACAAGAACTTCACCCATGGATACGCATACGGAGGAAACGGAACAATTACATTCTGCAAAAGCACTTTAACAAAGCGCACAGCTCACAAAGACCTTCCAAGAACCCTCGCTCACGAGAACGGACATAGTATCGACCATAAAATTGGTAAAGAATTATATGGAATGGATATCAGCAAGACAAAAGAATGGCAAGACGCACAAAAGGCAGACGAAAAGATATCCAAAAAGAAATCGCCTACCAGTTATGGAGAAAACGCACCAACGGAAGACTTTGCAGAGAGCTGCAACTATCTGGTTACACAGAGGAAGAAATTCGAGAGAGACTTCCCGAACAGATACAAGATATTAAAAAGAATTCTTGGAATTTAATTGCAAGAACCATAAGTACGAAACAAAGGGGAATCGTTAGAGTCAAACTCGACGATTTCCATTGTTTTTGCGTTCTCCTTTACGCAAGGCTTTCCTGTCTCGTCACGGAAATAAGCAACGAGATAAGCACCACCATGGGGAGTAGAGCCGTTAATCCTTTCTTGAAATTTATCATTCATAAAGCCAATTTTTGCGGCAAATTTACGAAAAAAGCCCGAGACCCCCAAGCGAAAAAGCGGTTATTTTCCGATTTTAAGGTTAATTCACGTTAAAAAGTGATTACCACGTAACCACTTTAACGAAAAAAGCCGTAAATTTGCGCCATTACAAATTTGTATAACCAAAACGTAAAATTTATGTTTGAAAAGATTTTAGCAGGACTCAAAACCAAATTTCCTGGGGTTGATTCCAAAATTCTAGAGCGGATAGCCAAGAAAAAGGCTGAGACGACAACCACGGAGGACGAAGTGAAAACCGTCGTAGATGGGGTGACCTTCCAATCCATCATAGACAGCGAAGGCGACCGACGAGCGAACGAAGCCCAGAGTTCAGCCGTTAGCAACTATGAGAAGAAGTACAAACTGAAGGATGGCAAGCCTAGCGAGCCACCACAGCAAGACCCACCACAGCCGCCTACACCGCCAGCAGGAGGGGAAGACAGCGAGGTGTTGAAGATGCTCAAACAGATCCAGCAGGACAACCAGCAGCTGCGAACCGAAATCAATGGAATGAAAAACAAGGAGCTCGGCAACCAGCGCAAGGATAAGTTCAGCGCATTATTTGAAGGAGCATCCGACAAATTGAAGGAACGCTACATGCGAAACTACGACCGACTCACCTTCAAGGACGACGAGGACTTCAACGGCTGGCTAGACCAGCAGAAGCCGTTCATCGAGAGCGACATCAAGGAGGAGAAGGCGCAGGGTGCCAAGACCACACCACCTGTCGGTGGAAAGCGCAAGCCAGGCGAAGAGGCAGACCCAGCGGTCACCGCTTACCTTAATGCAGAGGCAAGCCGAGAGGCACAGACGGCATCGCCTGTAATCATCGGACTTGCACAACCAGCGCAGCAGGCACCACAGCAGTAGCCAAGTTAAACTTTTAAAAGGGAAAAAGCCATGAACAGAATGTTCAAGCACCAGGACGCAGCTCCAGCCGACCCTATCATCTTTGAGACAATCGTATCGGAGAAGCCAGGAGGTGGACTCGTCAAGAACCCAGAGTTCGATTTGAAGCCAGGTCTCGCAATGGGACAGGACGCAAGCGGACTCTACGTCCCAATCAAGGGATACCGCCTCGTAACAGAGTGCAAAGAAGCTGACACCACTATCAAGATTGCCAAGGGTAGCGGTATCAAGAAGGGAGACGTAATCGCCCACGGCAAGGTGGGTGTCGCCTGCACAGAGGTCGACACCGCCACAAGCCCAGATTACGATGTTGTAACCGTGACGATGGGCGTGGCAATCGCCCAGGACACCGTCCTCTACCAGGCAGCCAGCGCAGCGGACGGAAGCAAAGCAGAGGCTGCACCAATCCACAAGCCAGAATACATTCTCGGCAATTTCATGGGCAACCTTGGCAAGGCTGGAGAGGGTGACTTCGAGGCTCGAATGATTAGAGCCGCAAGCCTTCGCAAGGAGACAGCACCTGTCGCTGCCGAAATCGTGGATTTGATGAAGGGCATCACGCTCGATTAATTAATTAACACAAAGGAGAAAAGAAACAATGGAAGCACCATTATTCGACATTGACATCCCTGGAATGCAGGCAACCGTAAACAAGTTCCAGCCAGGTACAGGTCTTGCATGGGCTACCCTCTTCCCATTGAAATACACCCGAAAGTTCGATATTAAGGGCTTGGAGGGTGACGAGGGAATCCCTGTAGCTGCCGATCGTGTCGCATTCAACACCAAGGCTCCAAAGAAGACACGCCAGAAGGTCGGCACATGGAGCGGTAAGCTCTCCAAGTATTCCGTGAGCCGAGACAAGGACGAAATCGAGATTAACGAATACCTCGATTCACAGACACTCGCAAACTCAGCAACCGAGAACCAGCAGGAGAAGCAGGAACTCGTTAACCTGGTTTACGATGACGTTTCATTCGTCCGCAAGGCGATGGACTACAAGGTAGAGCTGGACTGCATGCGCATCGCATCAAGCGGTGTACAGACCTTCCCAGAAAAGATTGAAGGCGACATGGCGTCGCAGGACATCATCGACTTCAACGTACCGAAGAGCAACTTCATCGGTGTGAAGATTTCGGAGGTTAAGGAAGGAGCTGTCGTTAAAAAGAAGGGCTACGAGTGGAGCAATGAGGAGAACGCAGACGGACTCCTCGACCTTGCCAACGCCCAGGACATGATAGCAAAACAGGGACTCACCAAGCCACGCTACGCATTCATGGAGAAGGCTAAGTTCCAGCAGCTGGTAGCACAGAAGAAGACCGCCAAGCGTCTGTATCCACAGGTCAACGACCTGTCCATGATTACAGCGGACATGATCACGCTGGAGAAAATCAACGCATACAACGCAAGCCCGACACGAGGCTATCCGCAGATTATCGTCCTCGACACCTACGTGAGCCTCGAGCACAAGGACGGCAGCAAGGAGACCATCAAGCCATGGAACGTGAATGTGGTTACACTTTCACCAACCATCCAGCTCGGCTGGACTTATTACAAGAACGTCCCAATGGTTCAGAACACCGCTGCCCTGCAGGTTTATGGCGGTTTCTTCAAGGTGACACGCTACAGCGAGGTCAACCCACAGACCGAGACCACCATGGCAGAGGCATACGTTCAGCCAGGACTCATCAACCGCAAGTCTCTCGTCTTCTTCAACACCGCCAACCAGACCTGGGCGAACGGAGAAGCGAGCGCATAACAACGTTTAAACAAGCAGCATGAAGACAAGCAACGCAATAAAAGCAATGAGCAGCTACCCGATACCAGCAGCGACGATTGAGAACATCATCGATGAAGCTGGGCTGGATGCAGATGCGGATATCACCAGGGAGGTGCGAGCAAGCAACGAGTTCAAGAAGGCGAAAGCCCTCACATACGCCTTTCTTGCCGAAGCTCCGAACATCACCCAGGGAGGAATCAGCTACACATTCAACGAGGACGAACGCTCACGCTTTGCCAAGAAATCAAACAGCCTGCTAGCAGAGCTGGGAGAGGACGAAGCAGGAACCGACATCCCATGCGGCTACATCGGGGAGGATTTCTGATGATTATTCAAAACGGCTTTCTTTTTACTTACGATACCACTGGAGGGGGAATGCTTCACGGCATCCCCCAAAAGGTGGAAACCAAGCTGAGCGACAAAGGCATCCCTTGCAATATCGTAAAAAACAAGAGCGACCACCAAGGCACGTACCAGGACGGCAAGTTCAGACAATTTGCAGCCAAGGTATTAATCGAACCGCAGGACTTCACCGCCAAAAGAGTGAAGCTAACCGACAACCGAGGCGTGGATCTCGGAGAGTTTGAAGTGCAGGACATCACCTACCTCGAAGCAGTAGAAGCATTACAGATCACCGTCTAGAAGAGATTCACCATGCCAATTAAACCCAACTTCACGCAAGCAGACATCCGAGCAAGGATGAACGCCATGATAGAGAACAGGAAGCAAGCCATCATCGCCCAGCTTTTCTACATTGGGGAGGAATGCCTGACCCAAGCTAGGAGCGGACACAAGTACTTGAACCAGACAGGCAACCTTTGCAGCTCTATCGGCTACTGCGTCCTCGTGGATGGCGAAATAGTACACGAGGGAGAATGGAAAGCCGTGAATGGAGGCAAGGGCGACGGAACAGAGGGAAAGAAGCAAGGCGTCGCTTTTCTTCATGAACTTGCGGCAAAGCAGACAACACAAGGCATTGTTTTTCTGATGGTAGCAGGAATGCCATACGCCCAATACGTCGAAGCCATGAGCCTCGACGTTCTCGATACGAGCGAGCAGATGGCAGAACGCAAAATCAAGGCAATGCTTAACCGATTATTCAAAACGAAGTGACAATGGCAAGCAAAGGAACGACAACAATAGAAATGGACATGTACGCAGCTCTCGAAGAGCTGATGGGACGTACGATAAGAGGAACATTCTACCCCAGCGAGCTGCGACCTATCGAAGCCAATACCGAAGACGCAGTCCTTACATGTTCAAATGCCACAGCAGGACAGATCCAGGAAGGCAGGGCTAGGCTCAATATATACGTCCCCGACATCAATAACGGAGGAGCGAGCCTGGTACCCGACAAAGCAAGACTGATGGAGCTGGAGGCAATCGACGAACAGGTGCTGCAGACCCTTAATGATTCCTGCACAGCCTACATCTTCGACAAGTTCCAGGCAACGGCTACCATTGCGGTACCAGAGAGGAACGAGCACTTCGTTAACATCGGGATTCATTTTAGATTAGCAACATTTTCATAAACAAGGAGAACAAGCACATGGCAGATTCAAAGAAAATCATCATGGCATGGGGCAAGTGCAAGGTCGAGATTGGAGACACAGGAGAGAACGATGCATTCGCAACTACACTCTTCAACGTCGGCACCATCAAAGACAAGACAACGACCCTCACGTCCAACGATGGCGACCAGCTGCAGATGAAGGCAACAGGAGGCGAAGTCGTGGCGCAGGAAGACCTCGAAGGAACACTCGAGGTTGAAACTACCGTCATCGAGCCAACTGCGGAGCTTTACGAGAAGCTGGGTATTGCAGACAAGGACGCTGATGGCGAACAGAAGGTCAAGACCCACATTGTGCCAGGAGACAAATCGATTAAGATTACCCCACACAACAAGGGAGCGAGAGGCATCAAGGCTCCGCTCTGCCGCATCAAGGTAGCACCAGCGATGGACGAGCAGAATGGTAACGCCATCAAGATCACCGCTTCAATCTTCAAGACAACAGGCGTACCAGAGACACCAAAATCGGGTGAAACCCCAGCAGTTGATAACAACTATTGGTACTCCCGTTTCACAACCAAAGAGGCTTTGAAATAACCCATAATTTCATCCAAGAGCAGGAGGAAGCGACAGAGCCACCCTCCTGCTCTTTCACTTTAATCACATGGAAGAACAGAAAACATTGGAACAGCAGGTGGTCGATACCATCCTCCAGCGCAAGACAACCTCCCTGGAGATAGACGGACGCACCTACGAGATACCAGCACCGACACCAGCGACCATAATGCTGGTGAGCGAGGAAACCTCTAAGATGCCGTTAATCAACAAAGAGACGAAGAGCATCTTCCTCGAGACCCTCCGAACCGCCAGGGACTGCAAAGCCATCGGACGCATTGCCGCCATATTGGTGCTCGGAGCAAAGCGCATAAGAGAAAACCACCAGGTCGTGATTTCAGAGACGAAGAAATGGAGCTGGCGACGTTTCCGATTCACCAAGCACCAGGAGACCATGAACGAGCTGGACTTTGTAGCCATGCGCATCATGGAGGACATCACGCCAGCAACGCTGAATGAGACCATCACCAAGCGACTCATGGAGATGCAGCTGGGCGATTTTTTCGGGCTTACCACTTCCCTATCCGAAATAAACACGCTGGCGAGAACCAAGGAAGTGGAACAGACAGCCCCTGGTCAATAATCATCGGCTGGGCGAAGAACATAGGAGCCACACCAGAGGAAATCCTATACGATTACAGCTACGCCAACCTTTCGCTTTATTCAGCAGCGACACCGCAGTTTGATGATGAGCAACCACCAAAATGGGATGCGAAACTCGACGCAAACAATCCCGATAATTTCACAGATGACGAAGACGAAGAGGAAGTCTTTGTAAAGGAGTATTAAAATGGCAGATTTCGACAACGGAAGAGAAGGATTCTCGATAGGCATAGACGATTCACAGCTCCAATCGGACGCTGAGAAGGTGGTGCAGCAGTTCGACAACATCGGAAGGCGAGCCACACAAGCTGGACAGAAGATAGACTCAGCATTCAATGGGGTCAGCACAGAAGCCCTGCAGCAAGAGACGAAGGCAGCGGAAGATAAAATCCACGACCTCGGCAATGCTACCAAGAGCGAGACCGAGAAGATGGACGCAAGCCTCAAAAAGATTGCTGCAGGAATTGGTGCGTACTTTTCAATCCAGCAGCTAACCCAATTCGAGAGCAAGGTCATCAGCATACGAAGCGAGATGGAAAGCCTGCAGACCTCCTTCAAGACCCTCGCAGGAGAACAGGTCGGTGGTGAGCTTTTCGAGCAGATCAAGGAATACGAACTCCGCACCCCAATGATTATGCAAGACCTTGCATCAGGAGCGCAGACCATGCTCGCCTTCAACATTCCTGCCCAGGACGTTATGCAGCACTTGAAAGCCATTGGCGACATATCCATGGGCGACAGCGAGAAGTTCAAGAGCCTCACCCTTGCCTTCTCCCAGATGAGCGCAACAGGCAAGCTCATGGGACAGGACTTATTGCAGATGATTAATGCAGGCTTCAACCCATTGCAGGTGATTAGCGAGCAGACAGGCAAGAGCATCGGACAGCTGAAGGAAGAGATGGAGAAAGGCGCAATCACCACCAAGATGGTGCAGGATGCGTTCCACGCTGCAGCCAGCGAGGGAGGTCAGTTCAACGGCATGCTCGAAGCGCAGAGCAAGACCTTGAAGGGAGCGATATCCAACCTTGAAGGAGCCTGGCAGTACATGCTCAACGACATAGGCGAAGCCCAGGAAGGAGTCATCGTAGGCAGCATCGACATGGCACAGAAGATAATCGCCAACTACCAGCAGGTAGGACAGATTATAATGGGATTGATTACCACATACGGAATCTACAAGGCAGCGGTGGTCACCGCCATTGCAGCCGAGAAGCTCCACATCGAGACGCTGACCATCGCCAAGGTGCGAATTGCCGTCGTAGAGAAAGTGCAAGCCGCCCTCAATGCAACGATGCTCGCCAACCCATACGTAGTAGCAGCCACAGCCCTCGGTGTATTGGTCGGTGTATTGGTAGCCTGCCACGACAGCACCACGGCAGAGGAGAAGGCGCAAGCAGACCTCAATGCAACCATGGAGACCGCAAGACAAAAGCAGCAGGAATACAGCGAAGAGACCGACCGAGCCATCGAGAGAGCGCAGCAGGACGAGGATGCAACCCACGGACGCAGGAAGGCAATGAATCTGCTTATTCAGCGATATCCAGCCATCATTAAAAAATACATAGACGAAGAAGGACACCTCCGTGACATATTAAAACTAAAGAGAGAGATTGCGGCACAGGATGGACTTAACAGAGTACGGAGCCTCCAAACGGAAAAGAACGACTCAGACAGAGCCATACGAGCCTTCAAGCTGCAACAGCAGGCAAGAAACAAGGCTATCAGTGCAGGAATGGGAGCCAGCCAATACCGGCAGTTCTTAACAGGCTCGCAGCAAGCCGAGGTGGACTGGGCGAATAAATGGTACGAAAACAGACGAGGGATCAAATGGTATAGCCCACACAAAGGCACCATCGAGGAACGAATTAAATACGCACAAGATTCTGCGGTCGGAGCCAACAAGAACGTAGCAAAGGAGCTGACAACACAGAATGCGGACAAATTCGCTGAGACATTCAAGGACATGACGAAGCAGCAGCTGCAGCAGGTCATTAACACGCTTACCAAAGGCAAGAGGACAGGCAAGAACGTCCGCTTCAACTTGAAGGGTCTCGGCAACTACGCATACAGCCAAAGCGATATCCTGTCCATGCTTACCAAGGCACAGGGAATCGCAGCAGCAAGAACCAGGTCAAAGACCACATACAATAAATCAGATTGGGAGAAACAGCAGAAGGAGGCGCAAGCCAAGTTAGACCAGATGGCAGACAGCCAGAAGGGAAGCAAGGAATGGAACCAGCAGGTCTCACTCGTTAAGGAAGCGCAAGACCACATCGCCAGCAGAACCGTCTCCACGCACCAATCGAGAACCACGGCAGCGCATAAGCAGCAGACCGAAGCCGAGAAAGCAGCCAAGGAGCAATCCAAGGCTAACGAGAAGACGGCAGAGGAAAACTACAAATACAGCCAGCAGCAGGAACAGCAGCAGAAAGCCAACCAGCTGCTCCAGGCGCAAGCCATCGTGGATGCCATGCAGGAGGGAGAGGCGAAGAAGCTCGCCCAGCTCGACCTCAACTACAAGAAAGAGAAAGAAGCCATCGATAAGGAGGAACAATCGCTCCTCCAGGCAAAGATAGACCATGCGAAGAACCTATGGGACGCAGATTCAAAGCATGAGAACCAGGGATTCTACGCAACAGGACAGCAGAAGAGCATCAAGCTCACTGATGAGGAGAAGGCTGGCATCACCGCCAAGAAACAATCGCTGGACGCAACAACGACCCAGCAGAGGAGCGAGCTCATCAAGGCATTGCTCGATAAATACGATGACGAGAACGAGAAGGCTGAGAAGACACGCAAGGCTATCACGGACGACATCGCACAGCTCACCAAGCTGAGAGACGAAGCAGAGAAGCTGGGACAGAACGACATCGCCAAGAACTACGAGCACAAGAGACAGCAGGCAGCACAAGCCCTGGAGGAGAACATACAAAGCGTTTACCTCGATGAGCTGAAAAAATCCATTGATTGGGATGCCGTCTTCAACAACCTCGACCGACAGACAACCGAACAGCTGAAGGCAACGAGAGACAAGCTCACCGCATACAAGAACAGCAAGGAATACCAGCAGGCGACACCAGAAAACAAGAAGGTGGTCGCCACGGCAATAGACCAGCTCAACGATGCCATCATCAAGGGCAGCGGAATATTCGGCAACCTCGCAGAGAACTGCAAGGCATACGAGGAAGCAAGTCAAAGATACACCGATGCCTTGAAGGAACTGAACATCGCCCTATCGGAATTTGACGATATCGAGGACAGCGACGCACCAGAAGAGGCGAAGGAGGCTGCGAAGAAGAAGATCGAGGCTGCACAGAAGAAGGCAGACGATGCGAAGAAAGACAAGGACACCAGCAAGGTGAACCGAGACAAGAGCTTCGATACCACAACGGACAACCTCATCCAGCTATCGCAAGCAATAACCCAGCTGGGCAGCACCAGCGAGATGAGCCTTTCAGAACTTGGCAACGTCGCAAGCAACGTCGCAAACGTATTCGGAGAGGCAGGCTCGAAGATTGGAGGCATCATCGGTGCCATTCTTTCGTTGCTTGATGCGATACAGAAGCAGGGACTCTTCAAGTTCTTAGGTAACGTTTTTCAGTCAGTATTCGGAGCGGTCGGTGGAGTTTTCCGCAGCCTTACAGGAAGCAAGCTATTCGGTACCGACACCAGCATCGAGGACACCATCAACGACCTGACCCAATCCAACAAGGATCTGGAGTCTGCGGTGGACAGGCTGACCGAGATAATGAAGGACAAGGCAGGACAGGAAGCAACCGACACCTACCAAAGGGCGAAGAAGAACCTGGAGGATGCAGAGTCCAACAAGCAACAGATTCTGAAAGCGGCAGCAGGAGCATACAGCAACGGATTTGCAGGCATCGGTGGACATCACTCCGCCAACAAGAAAATCAACGACTCCATGAGCGCATCCGATTGGGCGAGGATTAGCCAAATCACAGGAGTGACCGTCCGAGGTGCTGGTGACTTTTGGAACCTTACCAGCGAGCAGATGGCGAAGGTGGCTGACGAGGCGACCGACCTCTGGTCTAAAATCAAGAACGCAGGAGGATACAAGAACGTGTCCAGCGACATGGACGAGTACATCGAGTACTACAAGAAGCTCATCGACTTGCAGAACGACTACAATGAGGCGGTCACGAACCTATCGTTCGACAGCGCAAAGGATGGATTGAAGGAACTGCTGAAGGACACCACCAAGGGCTTAAAGGACGCAACAAAGAAGGTCAAGGAGTATATGGAAGAAGCAGTTCTTACATACATCACCAAGACCACACTCGCCAAGGATATGCAGGATTGGTACACGCAGTTTGCAAGCGCAATGGCAGACGGAAAGCTCGAGCAAAGCGAAAAGGCTGACCTCCAAAAGAAATACGAGGAAGCATACCGTAAGGGAGAGCAGGCAAGAGACAACGCCTACGCTGCCGCAGGAATCGACCCAAAGGAAGACTACACGCAGAGCAGCACCACCGCAACTCTCAGCGGTGCGACGCAAGACCAGCAGGACGAAACGAACGGCAGGCTCACCAGCATACAGAACAGCCTGTCCATTGTTGCAGATGCCGTCCAGCAGCAAGCGGAGAACAACGCCATCATTGCCAACAGCGCAGCCATTATCCGCAGCAACATGGACGACATGATGGAGATGCAGATCCAAGCCGTCGGGTACCTGGAGAAGATAGAGCGACACACTAGCGAGCTGCCATCGATGAACCAGAAGCTGGAGAAGATAAGAAAGAACACCGAAAAGTTATAAGGAGACAGAGGCATGAACAGAAAAGGCGAACTTTTCATCAACGACATGGACGCATTCGGCATGTGGGGCGTTTGCTTAAGCGACTCCTCCCTGTGCTCCCTCGTAGAGCCAGAGCCGCTGAAGGATGCGGTCAGCAACAAATCCTCCACGGAGGACGGAAAGCAGATACGCAAGGAGACGAAACCAAAGGTGGACGAACGGGACATCACCCTATTCGTCCAGCTTTACGCAACAAGCAGGGACGACATGTTCAAGAAGCTCATCGCATTCAAGAAGGAATTGAAGAAGCGACGCATCAACATCAGAACCAAGTACGAGAAGGACGTGGTGTACAGGTGCGATTACAAGAGCTGCAAGCAATTCAAATCATATTTCAAGGGAATGGCGACATTCAGCCTCACGCTGAACGAACCGAACCCAGCAAACAGAGGAACCAAGGATTCGGACAATTATGAAGATACAACTTTATAACAGGGCGCAAGCCAAGGCATATACCATCCATGTAGGAAGCGGGAGCACGTATACATGGAAGAAGCAGGAGGAGGAGTTCATCACCGTGAACTTCTCCAGCGATTCCGTCCTGGCATTGAAGAAGGGATTCTATACCAACATCGAAAGTCTCGGACGATTCGAGGTCGTGAACTTGCCGACACCAACCAAGGCTAGCAAGGACATCGGCTACGATTACGAGCTGCGCCTAGACCGTCCATGGTATAAATTCAAGAACCGCATCATCTTCTTTAGAAGAGGGAGCGTGAACGGAAAAGAAGCCAAATGGAGCCTCACGGACACCCTGCAGGCGCATGCAGGTATTCTGACGGACAACCTAGCCAACATCGGCTACACCTACGCAGGAAAGGAATACCTCGTTTATATTCACGATGACGTAGAGAAGAGGAACGAGGCGAAGCTGATAGCATACGACAGCACCACCCTGCTATCGGCACTCGACAAGATAGCCGAAGCGTTCGACACCGAATGGTGGATAGCAGAGAATACAATCCATTTCGGCAGATGCGAGCAGGGAGAGCAGACAATAACGCTGGAGCAGGGCAAGGAGCTGAACGGACTGAGCAGAAGCGAGGACAGCGAGGAGCATGGCACTCGCCTCTACGCATTCGGATCAAGCCGCAACCTCAACCAGAACTACAGGCGCAAGCTGAAAAACCCATTCACGATAGACGGATTCCATACCCTCTACGGCACGAAGGTAAGATTCACAACCAACAAGCCGAAGAACTTCTTCAGCGAGAAGAAACGCATCAAGATAACCAGCCACAGCAAGTACGAAGGGCAGACGTTCACATTCAAGGTCGTAAGCGGTTCATACACCAACCCAGCAGCAGGACAGACGGTGTCCTGGAATAACCCAGTCTTCGAGATTGAGGTGGACAGCATGGTAGATGCAATCGGCTTTCAGAACGGAACAGGCGTTCAGTTCATCATCGGAGACGAAACAGGTGGACAGACAGAGGACAGCAAGACCACGATGGTGAAGGTAGAGCGAGACAGCTACCCTATTTTCAGTTTCAAGGAATTGCAGCTTCAGAAGAAAGCAATCACCCCAAGCACCAGGGTGACGCTGGCAGACAAGACGGAGACAGGTATCGAGTTCATCGGCATAACCTCAGACGGAACGAGCAGCGTGAACGACGGCAGGGACTGCTACGCATTGACCGACAAGACCAAGAGGCTGGCAGGAAGCAGCCAGCAGGTCACACTCTCCCATCTTGCCATGGCATACGTCAGCAAGCTCTACACGGAGCCGATAGACGGACAGAGCGAGGTAGCGATACAAGGCGTCAGCGACACCATCCTCCAGCTGCCAATCGGAACCCCATACATCGACAGCGACGTGAACCTGGATCCAGACGACATCACGGACATCGTAAAGACATACGAGGACATCTACCCAAGGGCACTGCTTACCATTACGGAGGTCACGGAGATAGCAGCCAAGACCACCGACACGGACACAGGCAACGTGACCTATTGGACAGCATACCGATTCAAGGCGAAACTCCAGGACGGCTCCCCTTTCGTATTCGACAGCATCTACGAGACGCAGGAAGATAACAAGCCGCTGAGCATCCACTTCGAGAGCGGTAAGCTGAACGGCATGGACTTCGAGGTACACTTCAATCCAGATGCAGACACAGACGACAAGCAGCTCTTCGAGATTACCAGGAACGACACCTACACCCTCGAACTGCCGAACGAGACGATGAAGCCAGCCGTAGGAGACACGCTATACATGTACAACATGGACATTACCTTCATCGATGACGAATTGGTAGAGGCAGCAGAAATGGAACTGAAGGCAGAAGCCGAGAAGGACATGAAGAAGATGATGGTGGACAGCGGTACCTACACAGGAACCAAGAACCCCGTCCTTTTCGGACAGAAGGGAATCGAACTGACATACGGCAGCAAGGTGAAGCTCGTAGCACCAGAGTACTTCAATGCAGAAGACCATGCAAGGGAGAGCCGCATCATCGGATGGGAACTTGACCTCGAAGACCTCACCCAGGGCGAGCTAACCATCGGAGAGAGCAAGCACACCAGTAACAGCGAGAGCCTCGCTGATTCGGTGAGCCAAATAGTCTATAAGAACCAGCAGATACAGAACCAGCAGGAGCTCCAACTTTCAAAGGTCAGAAATCTCATCGACACCATTGTCGGAAAAAGGTTTCTTTCCAAATTGGTGGATGATACAGCAGAGGGAATCATAACCTTCTTGCAAGGAATCAAGCTCGGCAAAGGCGGTGAGTATTCCATCGAGGGCAACGGAAAGGCAAGCCTCCGTGAGGTTTTCACAAACATCATTAAGGCAGCAAAGACCATCAGCGTAGGCAATAATTTCTACTTCGATGCGGATGGAGATTTCAAGTTCGACAAGGACGGCAACATCATCGCCAACAGCGTGACGGCAGGGAAGCTGACATCGAAGGACTTCAACGAGAACGAGCGAAAGGGATTCGTCATTGCAGCCAAGGATAAGGAGAAAGGCACCTACAAGCTCTGCATCGACGAAATCATCGCATGGGCGATGGCGACCGTGGGCGCATTGCACGTGAAGGGCGGCTCCACCTTTGATGGCGACCTTTTCAGCAAGGAGTTCATATCGGGATTCCTCGGTGGCAAGGGATGGGGCATCTACAACAAGCCGTTCACCAACGCTGCTGGGATGCAGGAAAACAAGTGGACAGGCGAGTTCGACAACCTCATTGTCCGAGGCTCGCTCCGAGTTTACGAGATGATTATATCCCAGCTCCTTGGCGAGAACGACAACCGCATCTTCACAGGCATGATGGAGGTTGACCACTACGACGCAGAGACAGACACCGTCTATCTCGACACGCAGGACGGCAAGCTATACAACCCATTCCGCAAGGATGACATCATCATGGTGCAGCAATACAACGGAATGCCCGACAGCAGCAATGACTACTACGTGACCAAGAGCTACGAGCTGGTAATCACGGAGGCAGGATGCGGAAGCACAGCCGATGGAGAGAACCGCCTGGACTGGGTGCGCTTCAAGAACTTCACCAGCAGCGTGGCAGAGGCGACACCAGCCAACTTCATCAAGAAGAACGATACCTTCGTGAGAGTGGACAATCTCAGCGACCCAGACCGCAAGGGCATCATGCAAATTATCACGGTGGGAACAGCAGCTCCATACCTTGATATTCTGTACGGCATGAAGACCGACCCAGAGAACAGCTTGAAGGGAAGGCTCGGCAACTTGCAGGGAATCCACCACCGAACATTCGGTGACCTTGATGGTTTCGGAGAATTGCTGCAGAACCTCTATGCCACAGGCGACATGATTCTGAGAAGAACAGGCGAAAGCGTGGATACAAAGTTTCAGATGCTCAAGAACCAATTCGCCACACGCTTTGCACAGACGACCTATGAGCTGACCAACGAGGACAACTACATCCATAACGGAACATTCCTCGCAGCTATCGGGACGGACGAAGACAGCCCAACCATCGACGGCTGGAGCATCGACGATACCGACGAGACTGCCATCTGGATTTTGAACGGAACGCCAGTGATGGTGAACGGACAGGTTACCACCAGCGGCAACCGAAGAATCCTCATCGAGGAGACAGAGGGCAGGAACATGCTGCGCATCATCAACTGCGGACTTACGCAAGCAAACGCCCTCATCCGACAGCCAGGCACACACAAGGAGTACGCCAAGCCAACGGATGAGAAGACCGACGAAGACATGGGCATAACAGCCGATGGATTCACCGAGGTGCAGGACACCCTCTACATCAACGCAAGGGTCTATGCCAAGACGGCAGGAACGCTGACAATTGGCTTCTCGCCAGCCACAGCCGTGGAGGGAAAAAAGAACGAGTTGGCGACACAGAGCGTTAAGATTGCCTACTCGGGAGTGTGGCAGTTTGTGAAGCTCGAAGGCAAGTGGAACGGAAAGGGTGACTTCGTCATCCGATACACAGGCGACATGCTGGTCTCTTTCCTTGCAGTAACCGACAAGCCGATAGACAACCTCTCCAAGACCGTCAGCACCCAAATCATACAGACGGCAAGCAACATCAAGCTGCTCGGGGAGAACATCGACAAGGTGAACGGCAAAACCACCCAACTTGGAATAGAGCTGGATGCAGAGAAGAAAAACATCCGCTTGTACGTGGACGAGCAAGACAAAGCCCTGCAAAAGGACTACACCTCGCAGATTACCATCACCAAGGAGTCCATCTTGCAGGAAGTAATCGAGAGAGACGAAACTTTGAACGAAACTTTGTCCTCCAGCATCAAGACGGAAGCAGGACGCATCGACCTGATCAACAGCTTGCAGAGCGACACCGAAACCAAAATTTCAAGCATCGAAATGAGCATCGATGACATAAAATTGGAGGTTTCTGATGTAACTGCCACGGCAAACGAAACGAGTGCAGCCCTTGCCAAGTTGACGATTACCGTGGACGAAATCAACACAGCGGTGGGCAAGGCTGCAACCAAGGAAGAATTGCAAAGCAACATCAAAACGCTAAACGACACCATAGACAACTTGTCAACAGGTGAATACTACGAGCAAGCAAACAACCCATGGGACGGATGGAAAGCAGGCACGGAATACAAGCATAACGGTGCGATTTGGAAATACACCGGCACAACGGACGGATGGCTCGTCAACGGACACATCTACCGATACAAGTGCTACAACGACACAGACGTGAACAGCAAGTACGCATGGGAAGATGTGACCAAGACTGAGAACACCGTCACTACGGTCATACAGAAGCAAGATAGCTGGACGGAAGCCGCTGGTCGATTCGGTTCGGACGGAAAGCTGAAGGACACCAGCTATCTGATGACCACAGCCGACAAGAACGAGCTGGTGAGCACCTACTTCAACGACGATGGAAGCATCAAGAACACCGCAGGTCTTGTGACAACGAGCGCATACGCTGGGCTTTTTCTTCAAGCCATGCGGGACAACGGAGTGATGACCAGCGCAGACATGAGCCTGTACGTTACCAAGGACAGCGGAGGGTACATCACCAACGCCAAGATAAAAGCCGACCGAATCGTGCTTGAAGGAGCGACAACAATTAACGGCAGCTTCATAATAGACACCGACGGCTACATGCAAGCCATCGGAGGAACAATCGGAGGCTTCGAGATTTGCTCCAACCACATAGGCACAGCCAAGAAAACCACATCGGGAAGCGGTGGAACAGACATCGGCTACGGAACGGAAGGACTTATGTCGCTTTACAACGACAGCATAATCTTCAACGGAAAGAACCGCCAAGCCATCCTCGGACAATGGTCAACATTGGGGACGCCAATTATGATGCGAATCACAGATGAGGTTCAAGACATGACAGGAAGATACGGAGCGGTTATCTCGGTTAGGGGTTCAATCACCCAAAACTCCGCCCTGGAGATAAGAGGTGGACACGTGGCAGGGTTCAACACAAAAACATTTGTTTCTGCATTCGGATACGTGACGCAAACCACCGCACCTACACGCCTTAACGTGAACATCGACCGAACGATAGGCTCAGCATACATTTCCACGCAATACAACTGGCGTGCCAAGTCTACAGACAGCAACGGCAAAAAGGTAGAATATCAGACAAAGACCCGAGACGTTTATGTTTATCTGCCAGAGATGAACCACTACGACGATGGACACGTTATTCACATTAAGCGAGGAACAAACAGCAGCAATGGTGTTTATATAGTTCCAGGAAAGTCTAAAAATTTAGTTTACAAGCTTTACGCCAACGGTTACGAAGGTTATTATACAACAGAGACAGGCAATACCTACATTCTCTATGATAACAATAGTTACGCCACCAACTCTGACCCATTGAAAATTGAAAGCGAGGGCGATGCCATGACTTTTGTCTATTTCAAGGATTTGCAGTTGTCTGTCACCAAAAACAACATAACAACGACATACAAAGGTTGCTGGGTTCAGTGGAAGAACCCACGAACATGGTAATAATTTTTAAAAGGAGACAAAACAATGATTAGAAATTTCAAGGTAGCCATGAGGGGCTACGACGGTAAGGAGTTAAAGAACGAGAAGGGCGAGACCCAGATGATGAGCGACATCATCGGTCTTCACCTTTATACGGCTGGAGGCAAGAAGCCCATGAGCCAGGAAGACAAAGTGAGAGCCTACAAGCTGAGCCTCCAAATGCAGGAACACCCAGAGGAGGTGGAGCTGACGGCAGAGGACATGACTCTTATCAAGGAGGTGACCAACGAGGCACTTGTCGCAGGGGCATACGGACAGATTGTCCAAGTTTTGGAAATGGAAGTTTAACATTTAAATAGCATCGGCATGAAAGCAGAACAGCAGACAACAACCGTGAACTTTGAGGAAGTCAAAGCCACAGGCAACGTAGCCGTGAGATTCACGAGAACCACCATCGGTGCAGCCGTGAGAATCACAGGGCAAATCACCAAGACAGAAGAGCCAAGCGAGGAGAACCAAAAGCCATCCTCGCAGGGTGCAGGTTACATCAGTATCAGCGATGGCAACACCACATGCAGCTTGAAAGACAAAATTCTGACCACGGAGGAAAAGCAAGCGGTGCTTGACAACCTCCTGGGATGGAAAGAGGAGATTTTGAACGCATAACAAAAGACAAGGAGGCAAACCTATGTTAGAGCAGAAGACAACAACAAACGAAGAGTTTGAAGCCTTATGTGCTGCCCTCCTGCCGAAGTTCAACGAGTACTTGATGCGCCACAGCAAGAACATCTTCAGCTGCGAGTTGGCGACATCGCTCGACGGCATCAAGACGATGCCAGCCCTCTACGACTTGGACGGAGTGCAAAAGCAGGTTATCGCCCCACTCTCCCTGTTGACGAAAGACGTGGACATCGAAATCGAGGAATCGAAGAAAGCCACGGCTGCGGCTAACGCAGCGGCAGGAAAAGCCAACGAGGCAGCAGCCAGCGTCACCAAGGCGACCACTGACCTCACGACAGAGCGCAACAAGGTGGAGGATGCTGTAAGCGCAAGCAAGCAGCAGACGGCTGCCGCCAAGCAAGCCACCGAGGACACCCTGGCGAGCAAGACAGCCATCGAGAAGAACGAGACCGCACGCCAACAGGCTGAGCAGACCCGACAATCGCAAGAGACGGCAAGGCAACAGGCAGAGAGCACTCGCAACAGCAACGAGACTACCCGAAAAAGCCAAGAGACTGAAAGAGTAGAACAGGAGACTGCAAGAACCGATGCTGAGAACACCCGAAACAGCAACGAAACCACACGCAAGAACTATGAAACCACACGACAGACACAGGAGTCTGCCCGTGTGGAAGCCGAGAAGAAGCGTGTAGCAGCAGAAAGCGGAAGGGCGACGGCAGAGAGCGGTCGAGTAAAGGCTGAAAACAAGCGAGAGACGGATGCAAAAGCCGCCATCACCAGCTCCAAGGCGCAGACCGACCTCGCCAAGGAGCTTAACGAACATCCACAGAAGCAGGGCGAAAATGGAAATTGGTGGAAGTGGAACACAACCACCAAGCAGTACGAGGATACGGGCATTATCGCCCGAGGCGGCATGATGTATCCGACATTCGAGATTCTCGACAACGAGCTGTACGTAACGGACGCAGGATCCAACATCGAGGAGCGCATAGCCTTAGAGGATAATGAACTGATATTGAAACTCTAAAAAAGAACAATATGGAAAAAGTAAAATTAGGTATAGTCGGTTTTACCGACAAGGGCGACTGGGTGAGCGGATACAAGTACACCAAGGCGAGCACAGGAGAAACGGTCACAGGCTACAACGTCAACGACCTGGTGCATACCGCCAAGGGCATCTACTGCTCCAAGAAAGCAGGCAACACCTCTAACCCAGATAATGATTCTGTGAATTGGAAGGCATGGATCGACCTCAAGCAATACATGACCGCACAGGCTAACGAGACCGCCCGACAGAATGCAGAAGCAGCGAGAGCCAAGGCAGAGGAAAGCCGCAAGGCTGCGGAATCCAACAGAGCTGATGCGGAAACCAAGCGCACGCAGACCGAAACCGATCGCAGTGCTCACGAGACGCAGCGAGAGGAGGCTGAGACGCAGCGCAAGGCTAACGATACGCAGCGCACGGCAGACTACCAGGCTATCTATGACGGACTGCAAGCAAAGAGTGCGGAAATTGACCGCCTGCTGGCTTCACTCCAGCAGCAGGGCAGCGTAGCACCAATGTCTGGCATTCCTGCCCGTATAGCAACCGTTGAGGAGGTGACGGTGCTTGCAGGAGCCACCATCAACGTAGCTCCTACGGATGTGCAGCCCCTCACAGCCAACCGCTCGATGATATACCAGATATACAGCGGTGATGCGCTGGTAGATGCGGCAGGCAACGTGAAGACTTCCACGGCAGGAGATATTATCGTGAAGGTTATCCCTACCCTGGCATCTGGTGCAGCAAGAATCGTTACCATCCACGTTAAGGAAGCGGAAGCGCTCACCGATGAGAGCGGAAACGCCATCACCGACGAGAACGAAACAGAAATAACATGTTAAACTATAAAAAATAAAGAGATGACACAATTTACAAAGTATCCAAAGGTTTCCCTTCTCGAAGGAACAGAAACCTTCCTCGTGGCTCAGAACGGAGCCGTGAAGCAGTGCAGCATCGCAGACATTGCTGCGGCAGCACCAAACAGCGCAGGAGTCTATCCAGACGTTCCGCTTAACCGAATCACCATCAAGCGATTCAGCGCACAGGCAAGCGGTACGGTGGTGGCAACCGACAACCTGGAGATGATGAACCGCATCTTCTCCCTCTTCTTCCCTTGTCTCATCAACCGCAACAGCCAGATCGTAGCGTACCTTAATGGCGAAGACACCACCAAGACCATCGACGGACTCGCAGCAACGCTCGATGACTATTCAATGCCGTGCATGGTACGCATTGGCGGTTACTACCGCAAGTACGAGTACGACGCAGTGACCAACACCAAGATAGAGAAGTACAGCGTACTTCCTGTCAAGGGCTACAAGTACATCCGTCGCAGATTCTTCCCTATGTACGCAGGCGAGGTGGAGGAACAGGGAGGCAAGAAGATTCTCACCTCGAACGCAGGCAAGTGGAGCACGCAGAGCTTAAACATCCAGCAGTTCCACGAGTATGCCAAGAACATGGGTGACAACTTCCGAGCTATCGCCATCCAGGACTTCAACGAATACCGCAAGATGTTCTTCATGTGGAAGCGAAGCTACAACAGCCAGGCATTCTACGGAATTACAGGTTTCGATTGGAACAAGTGGAGTGCTACCGCCAATGCCGAGAGCGGAAAAACCAGCGTAGCGCAGCCATACATTAATGGAGTGACAAAGACCATCAAGGGCATGGAGGGACAGCTTGCAGAACAGACCTTCACATACAAGGATGGTGCAACCGTCAAATATAAGCCTTACAAATTCCTCTGGGCAGAGGGATTCCTTGCTGGTCCGTGGTGGATAAGATGTAGCGGTGCGCTGAAGAAGAACCACAAATGGTATGTAGCGAAGGACATCAACACCTGCGTTAGCTGGGATGCCACCGACGACAACCACAAGTTCATCTGTGATGCCTGCAAGGAGGAAGGCTACATCATGGAGAACTTCGAGGACACCATGTTCACAACCCAGGTGGGAGGCAGCGACAGCAAGGGCTTGTTTGATTATTATTGGCTCAACAAGACAGACGTAACATCCAACTTTATCCCTGTTGTTGTTGGTGGTGCGGGCTACGGCTCCGATGTCGGTGTTTCGGCTCTGTCCTCGAACAACGTTGTGTCGCTTTCGATCCCGTACTACGGGTCTGCCCTCGCTTCCGATGATCCGACCGACACGACACCCGATGGTACGGTGGTCGTTTAATCGGGAAGCCGAAACCGAGCAGCCTGCGGCTGCGTAAAATCGAAATCGTCCGTCGCAAGACGGCACACCGCCCACGCCCCAATGGGACAGTAGAGCTTTCGGAGAGCGTGGGCGAATATAAAAAGGTACTGCTGGAATCCCTGTTGTTGTTGGTAGTGCGAACAACGGCTCCAATGTCGGTGTTTCGGCTCTGAACTCGAACAACGATGTGTCGAATTCGAACACGAACAACGGGTCTGCCCTAACTCCCAAGTAAGATTGTAGCAAGACGGAAAAGATATTGCATCGTAGGGAAACCGAAAATGTACTAAGTCGGCATCGTGCATGCCGTAACTTCTTTTTAGGCGGTTGAGTAACCGCCACAGACAGCAGATACCCCACTAATTGCTGGTACATCGCCAGCCGTTACCGCAAGGAACGAGTGAAACAAGCTACATAAACGGTTGACTAGTAGCGGATGGAAGCATTTGTACGCACGGCACGAAAGCCACCCGTCAGAGAAGGAAGCGACCAAAAGCCGAACTTCGATGAAAATTGGAATAGAGGAGTTAACGAAAAAACAAAAAGAGGAACATGAAAAGAACCATTATACGGTATGAAGACATCGTGTGCTTCAATGCCCTGTTCAATGCCTGGAAGAAGATAAGCACAGGCGACGGAAAAGGCGACAGAGCCGACGTGATAGACTACGCTCTCAACCTTGACGGAAACCTGCGTAAGCTGCAATCCAAGCTGGAGGCAGGAACATGGAAGCCAGACAAGGGACGTACCTTCATGCTCTTTACAGAAGGCAAGTGGAGAGAAATCCACGTGGTGGACGTAGAGACACGCATCGTGTACCAATCTCTCGTCACGGCATTCAACATCAAGCATCTGTTCGTGAACCGAACGTTCGGGGCGATAAAAGGCAGGGGAACGCTGAAAGCCAACAAGCAGGTAAGGCGAGACCTCTACCGACACCCAGAACTTGATTATTGTATAAAGACCGACTTCCATCATTTCTACCCTTCCATCAAGAAGCAGAAACTGAAGGAGAAGATAAGGCGAAAGTACAATGGCGAACGAGCCATACAGCTCATGGAGGCGTGCATCGATGCCTACCTGCCCGAATCGGAGGAGGGAATATCCATAGGAGCGGTGACAAGCCAGGACAACGGAAACCTCTACCTCACGGACATGGACAGGTACATCCTGGGCGATCTCAAGATGCCCTGCCTGGCAAGAAACGTGGACGACACCGTGATTCTGTGCAACAAGCAGGATGCTCCGAGGATTATAGAAGGTTTGAAACAGAAAGCCGCTGAACTCGGATTACAATACGGCAAGATAGCCCTGTTCCCGATAGGCAGCCGACGCATCGACTTCTGCGGATGGGCTGTGAACCGAGAGAGCAACCGAGTGAGGAAATCTACCGTGGTGAGATACAGGAAAAGGCTCAGAGCCATGACCAAGCGTCCTCTTCGCATTCACAAGCAAATGAGCGTAATCGCCAGCTACAACGGAATATTGAAGTTTGGTGATGCGTATATGTTAAACAGAAAATTAAGAAAGGATTATTATGAAGTTTTTAACAGAGTCAACAGATACTCCGCACACAAGCGGAGTGAGAACAGAAAAGCTCCCATTGCCTAACCCAGGCACAGACGAGTATCGCAGATATTGGAACGAGCACGAGGTGACACGCCAGCAGACCGAAAGTGATGCCGAGGCAGCAGACGGCAGCACAAGAACCGTAGAGGTAACAGAGCTTACTGCATCGTTCGTAGCTGCATCCTGCGAACACGAGCCGACCATAGCAGAATGGAAGCAGTGTCTTAAAGACGCAGGCTACACCGAGGAACAGATTAACGAAATCCTGGGAGACGATGCCGAAGGTTAGCAGTTTGGGAATCAAGTGGAAAGGTGGGTTCAAGGGCAGCTACATACCTGTCTCTGAGCTCATCGACCGCAAGATTGTGGTGAATATTACAAATTTCGAAGTTCGCCCATCCTGCATGCACGGGAGCCAGATGTGCATGACGCAGATAGAAATCAGCGGAAGACCGATGGTAACCTGGCACGGAAGCCAGAATCTCATCAACTTTCTCAACGAATGCCGCATGCAGGAACAGCAGGGAGCGCAATGCTTCCCGATAGAAGACTGCATCTTTACGCAAGGAGAGGATGGAGGATACTACCTCGCTGACGCAGATAATACCTGTACGAGGCTTACGGCAGAAGAAATTAACAATATAGCTAAATACCGTCGAAGGGGAGGATCCCAAGGACGGAATAACAGATTCAATAATTAAAGGAGACAACCTAGATGAACCCAGACATTTTGCAAGCCATCGCCACAGGATTAGTGACGATTCTCGGATTTTTCATGTTCTACGACAGCAAGAAACGAACCGAGGCTGCAAAGGCATCGCAGGAGGAAGCCAAAGCGACGGCTCAATACGCAAGCGGATGGAAAGACCTCTGCGAACGCAAGGACAGCGAGCTGAAAGCCAAGGACGAGAAGATAGACAGCCTCTACGATGTCCTTAACCAGCACCGAGCAAGCGAGGATAAGCTGAAGGACGAAAACATGGAGCTCCGATTGAAGCTCCAGGATGCAAACTGGAACCGATGCATCCGCAACGGATGCGAGAGACGAAGCCCACCACGCAAGAGGGAGCAGGAGGACTACAAGGACAGAACAGACGAAGAAGGCGTATGAGACTGACAACATATTTAACGAAGCTCATCCAAACCAACAGCGGAGCATCCAGCAAGGCATTCTTTTTGGTAAGCGTAACCATCATCGGATGCCTCCTGCTGTTGACAATAGGATTCGTCCTGCTTTACGAGGTGCTCACCACGAACACCATCCACACCGACCTCATGGGCATTGCTGCAGTAATCGGTGCGATTGGCTCACTTTTCGCAACAGCAGGCATAACAAAAGCATTCGGGGAGAGGAACGAGCCAACCTCCCCAGGTAACAAACAATCCAAAACGGAGGAATAAGCAATGGCAGAAGTAGAGAAATTCGCACCTTTCGTCCTTAAATGGGAAGGAGGTGCCAAGTACACAAACAACAAGCACGACAGAGGTGGAGCAACCAAGTACGGAATCACCATCGCCACCTGGCGTACCGTAGGCTACGACAAGAACGGAGACGGCAAGATAGACGAAAAGGACGTGAAGCTCCTCGACGAGGAGGACTTCAAGATGGTGCTCAAGCGCAACTTCTGGGACACCTGGAAGGCAGACAAAATCAAAGACCAGAAGGTAGCAGAGAGCCTGGTCGATTGGGTCTGGAACAGCGGAAAATGGGGAATCATCAAGCCGCAGGAGCTCCTGGGAGTAAAGGCAGACGGCATTGTCGGAGCGAAGACCTTGGCAGCGGTCAACAGCTACCCGAACCAACGCCAGCTCTTCGAGGCATTGAAGAACGCACGAAAGGCGTACATCAACAAGCTGATTAAGAAAGACCCGAGCCAGATCGTCTTCAAAAAAGGCTGGCTCAACCGAATCAACGATTTAAAATATGAGGATTAACACCATGACGAAAGAACGAAAGACAAGCATCCTCGCCCTGATCATCATCTGCATTGCATGCCTTTTGGCAGGATGCGCAACGAAGAAAAAGGCAATGACAGAGACAGCAACAGAGCAAGAGACAACGAAGGTGGAGCAAGTGAAGGACACTGCCATCACGGAGACCCACGACACCACCAGGATCACCCAGAAGCTGGTACCCGTTGAGATTGCGGTACCAGAAGCCAAGCTGGAGCGAACCACCAAGGACACCACGTCGGTGCTGGAGACAGACCTGTACAAATCCACCGCAACCTGGGCAAACGGAGTGTTGACCCACACGCTGGAGGCGAAGCCAGGAGCGAAGCTGAAGGGACAGGCTACCGCCACGGACACCACCAAAATCTCCAAAAAGAGCTCATCCACAAAAAACACGAGGAACTCCTCGTCGGATTCAAAGAACAGCCAAAAGGACACCCAGCAGGAAACCAAAACAACGCAGGCGAGCTGGGACATTTGGCTGGGAGCTGGTATAATAATAGGTATAGGAGCAACCACCGCCATTATTTGGATTTGGCGCAAGCGAAAAAAGCCGAAAAACTAGAAAGAGACCTCTTCACCGACAAGGTGGAGGGGTCTTTTTTTTGATAACTTTCTTTAGCTAAGTAGTTGATTTTCTGTATCTTATATTAACTATAAAGTTATACAACTTTGCGAAAAATTGATTATCTTTGCATCAGAAAAAGAAAAGGAAACGACCCCCTAACCAAGGGTCATAAAATACAAAAATTATGGCAAGAGCTACATATTACATTAAGGAACAGACAACTTGGAGAGACACCGAGAAAGAAGAAGTTAGAGAAGTTTTCAACTCTACAAGAAAAGCAGAGACCGAGCGATTCTTCAACAGACTCGAAAAGGGAAACGAGAACATCACCGACAGAAGAATGGGATACTTCAAGATTGAGGAGTTCACCATGGCAGGCAAGATGACAACAGAATACTGGATAGAGAAATATTAAAGACAACCAGGGAGGCGCAAGCCTCCCACAACTTAAGCCCTACGGCAGCACGGTAAAGCCGCATTTTATGACAAAGACAGGCGACGCTTTTATATACAAGCACATGACAGGGATCATCGACAACATCATGGAAGGATACCCTGTAGTTCTTACAACCGAGGACGGCACAACCATAACCATCACATACGAGGGTGAGGCAGCAGACAAGCCATTCAAGGTTACACTTAAGAAGAGAGCAACCCGAGTAAAGGCTTTTCTTTCAATTGAGACAATGGAATTCTACCTCGGCAGATTCAACTACACAGACATTAAATTTTAAGGAGGACAGCGACATGGAAACAATAATTACAATCACCATCAGCCTCTGCGACGCAAGAGAGGCAAACGACAGAATCAACGACAACTGCTGGCTCGCAAGCCAGCTCCAGCAGACAGCCACGAACCAATGGGAGAGCTGCGAGAGTTACGACACCGAGGATGACGAAGAAGGCGACAACCTCTACGAGTTGAAGGAGACCATCACAGAGACCCTAGCAAGACTTGAATACGAGATTTTAAACAACGGAGAATTTTAAAAACACTTAAAGATAGGAGACAAGAATCATGATGAAACAAGAATTTGAAGAAAGAGCAAACTTCAAGATTAGCCTGGAGTGCTACCATTCATTAATAGAGCCAGGATACAACGCAAGCAAGCTGGACAAAGACGAATGGGTGAAGGAGTGGAAGAAGAACGGAGGCATTCAAAAAGCCTACGATTGGGAGAAGGAAAGAGCAAACAAATGCCAAAAAGGCAACAAAGCACTTACCGAGGAAAGCATTGAGATGGATGAGAAGCTGGCAGAGCAAACCCACGCCAACATGCGACTTGCAGAATACCTTATCGAGAAAGGAACCCAACACAGCGACAGCGAAATGCTCACCAAAGCAAAGGAGCTGCTCGGAGAAAAGGCTTACATCACATATAAGCTGGAGAACAACATCGAGCTAACCGACGAAGACAAGAAGTTCATCCTCGCCAACTTGAAGTAAGAAGGAAACAGGGGAGCCAACCACTCCCCTACCAAAAGAAAAGGAAATGAAAAAAGGTGCAACATTCAAGAAAAAGATAGGAGAAGACACGATTATCGTGACGATTTTAGACGAGTTCCACTTCATGGGACAACGCAAGTACGCAACTATAAGAAACATCTTCGACAAGGACGGAGATCTTGTAGCAAACGACCAAAAGATCGAGTTCGGAGCTGACAACTTCGACGAAGGCGTAAAGAAAGGAAGATACAAGGAAATCAAAAGCCACATGGCAATCAACGGATAAAAGATAAAGGAAATGAGACAGATTGAAGCTAAGATATACGTAAGCGAAGAAATTCTGAAAAATGAATACGACTACACCTACGGAGAGAAGAAAGACCAGAAGGTGGAATTCACATTCATCAACATCAGAACAGGAAAAGAGAACACCAAGCAGGCAGTTTTTAACTACCGCCACGCTTTGGATCTTGCCAGAGCAAGACGCAACGACGGAAGATACAAGAATTACGAATACGCAATCGGATAAAAAAGGGAACGGCTGGGCTAACCACCCAGCCACAACACAACAAGAATATGAACAAGAAAAGAAGAACGGCATTAAACGAGCTCCTCACCAAGCTCGAAGAGATAAAGAACCAGGTGGAGGAAATTATGGACGAAGAGCAGACGGCACTAGAGAACCTGCCCGAAGCCTTCCAGGAAGGAGAAAAGGGCGACACGATGCAGGAAGCCATCGACAATTTGTCGAACGCAATGGACGCAATCGACGAAGCCACAGAATACATTAATGAAGCAACGAACTAGAAGAAAGGAAGACAACATGGCAAATTACATCCGTGAATGGAACAACATGGCAAGATGCTACAACCCATTCGGCTGCCCTTTCAATGCAGCACACCAGGGAACGACAGAGAGACGCTGCACCCTGGAGGAAGACTGCGTGAGCAAAGACAAGAAGGCTACGTACAACTACGTAAAAAAGAATGAAGGCTACGTAGTGCTGAACGAGAGACAGAGAGCAGAACAAGCAGCCAGCATGACAGGGCACGAGCTCGACCAGAAAATCGAGACAGCAAAGCAGCTCCTCAACCAGCTAGAAGAGCTTGGAAAGGAGTTCGATTTGAAGGAGACTATCAATGAGGTACACAAATGCATCGACATCTACACCAAGGAGCGAGACCAACGCAAGGAGGCTGGCACTTGGAAAGAATGGGGAGTTTAATTTTAAAATAAGGAGAACAGAACATGGCAGAACCAAGAAAATACAAGTCAAGCAAGCGAGGCGACGGACGCACCCAGAAGCGAATCGGGGTCGCCATTGACAGCGAGCTGGAGGATTGGCTGAACACCAAGCCAAACAAGAACCGCTACATCAACGAGCTGATACGACAAGACATGACACGCCACAAGGTGATTATTACAACGGCAGGCAAGCCAGAGATTAAACTAATCGAGCCTTAACAGACAGAAGAAAGGGAGAATCCTACACAGGATCCTCCC